AATTTAATATCTCAAACAGATCAAATTCCGATTATTGATATAGTTGATTATATTGACTTGATATGTGACCTCGTCACATATCACGATGAATTACCACTTGGCTTTTCTACCTCACCAAATATCAGCAATGCAATTTTCAACCAATACGACATTAAAATAAAAGAATACTGTTTAAGTAAAAAAATAGCATACACAAGATATGCAGATGATATATTGCTTTCATCAGATAATTATATAGACAAGAATGAATATATTGAGCTGCTAAATAACATACTTACTATAGATGGAAAGAGAATTTTCTCGCTTAACTCAAAAAAAACAAAATTAATAAAAAAAAGTAAAAACATGGAAATAATGGGAGTAAAAATACTCCCCGATGGAAAAATAACAGTTTCTAAAAAAATAAAAAATCAAGTGGAAACTAAACTTTATTTATTTATAAAAAATCAAAGCGATTTCATTAAATATACCAAATCGAATAAAATCAGTTCAATCAATAAATTATCAGGCCAATTGAATTATATTAATACTATTGACCCTGAGTATATAGAAAAACTAAAGAGTAAATACGGAAATTCTTTAGTTGAACTTTTCTTCAGAAAGGCTATTTAAAATGAAAATAAAAATCAGCATTGATTATGTACAACATATTAAACATATGGAAGTTGTTCTTGATTTTGAAAAAAACAATATAGCCTGCATTGTAAGTAAAAACGGTATTGGTAAAACAACACTTTTAAAATCTTTGTCATTTTTATATAACCCATCAGTGCTTAAAAAAACAAGTCCTTATGGCATTTTAAATACAGGAAGTAAAATTACAATAGAATACTTAAATGATACCTATAACTTCGTTTACTCCCCAGTTTTAAAATATCTTGAATGTAAAGGTAAAATAAACCTAAAACACAATTGTAGTTTAGAATTATCAACGCCGTATGGTGAACGATTCCAACGATTCTCGAAATTAAGTGCATCTGACTCAGTCTTACGTGCAAATCTAATACATAAAAAATATGAACATGCGGCACAAATGAGTGCTTTTTTAAAATTGATTTATGATAGTAATAAATTCGATGATTTGAATACTACAAATATAAATGGTGTTGATTACTATTTTCTATTCTCTGAAAACGGGAGATATATAAGGGAAGATCATTTTAGCACTGGAGAGTATTTTGTTATAAACCTTTATCGTCTATTGAATTCTAATAATGATCTTATAATTATCGATGAAATAGATACGTCCCTTGATGCAGCAGCACAAGTTAGATTAATAAAAGAATTACGCTTTCTATGCAATTCCAGAAATAAAAAAATATTATTTACCACGCACTCTCTAGCTTTATTAAGAACTTTAGAAGAAGATAATGAAGCATTATTATATTTAGACTCCAATGACGGTGTAATAACCACAACACCATGCTCATATAATTTTGTTAAAAGTGCAATGTTCGGCTTCATTGGGTATGATAGATATATATTGACTGAGGATATTGTTTTAGAAAAATACTTAGAACGATTACTTTCTAAAATAAAAAGCAAAAATTCCTACAAAGTAATTTTTGTGGGAGGATGCCAAGGGGTTGTATCTTTGATGGAAAGAAATAAACATCAGAAATTTTTAGCCGATCCTGAAAATGTAATTTCCGTGCTCGATGGTGATGTCAGAAATGAAATATTAGGTAATAGAAAAGCAGTCAACAACATTTTTTTCATTCCTTTTGAAAGTATTGAGAAAGAAATTTTCAAAAAATATAAAGAGCGTGGTAGGTATAAACTACCTAAAGTAGGTTTTAAAAACTCCGGTGCAAAATATATATATGAAAAACTCCTTGAAAAACTATCATTTGACAAAGTAATTGGTATTGTTGAAAAAGGTCATAAGGAATCAATCGAAGAACTAAAAAGAATGCTGACCAATTTTATGAAGTAGTATTATGTTAACCATCAATCATACAAAAAGAATCACCAATATGAGTCTAATTTTTATTGAATAAAAAATAGAAATTTAATACAATCAATGTTTCTGACCTAGAAAATCCGAGAGAGACAAGCAATGAAAGAGTTTTCTGACTTCGTCAATATTCAAGAATTTAAACAAAGTTTAGAAGAAGTTTTCTTCTTAAAAAAGGACATTTTAACAGATGAGCAAGCTGATTTAATTGCTACCGCCATCAGTTCGTTCGATTTTCATGATGATGACGACTTTGATGCATTAAACAATCTAAATGCTCAAATCATTAGAATAATAAAAAACAGCGGAATTAATGATGACGATTTCGAGGAATCTAGATTAATATATGCAGCAGAAGGCTACAACACATCAAAGACAAATTTATTATTAATGAAAGCAAGAGAAATAGCCAAAAAACAGCGAGAACAGGATAAAAATAAAAAAGGTGCTTAATGGATAAAATTTCGCTAATTAATGAATTTTCTCAAACTGTTGAAAGATTAGACTCTGAATATAGAAAGGCTATTGATGTTTATATTTCAGATTCTCGAACTAAAAATGGAGATTTGATAGATGAAAAAGGATCTGCATTATTTAGTTATCTCGAATCTTGGTGTGTTAGCTGCAACAGTTCGATTGACATGAATGAATTAAGTGAACATATTGCTGAAGTATGTCTAGACTTTATGGACACTATAATTGAGCATAATATTTTAATGAGGGACATTTATGATAATGATTCTTATTCGCCATCTAAAACTGCATATGCATTTTCTCAAAGAACTGTGAAAAAATACTTCCCTAATGAGGCAAAAGAAATCCGGGAAAAATTTAAAACAAACAAAATCACAACTTATGGATTTGATAGCATGACCAAAATTAATAAAACAAAAGTAGTGCTTTCCTGTGCCATGTTATTAGTAACAGTATTATTATGCTCTATTGCTCTTGTTTTCCCTGGAAAGTATAATTTACCTTTCTTATTAGGTGTTGGTTTTTTATTTATCCTTTTTTTAGCATTACTATTCATACCTCATCCAACCAGCCATCAACATGATGGTTTGAGAACTTTTTTGAGTCTTGCTGTTTCTGGAGTAGTTACCACATTTCCTGGATTTATTGAATTTACGTATACAAATAAAATGGGATACTCCATAACAGCATGTGGCTCATTAGCAATCTTTCTAATTATATATCTTATCAACCCGGCAAAATTAAGGGACCAATTAGATCGAAGCTCAACACAAAGCAAGGGCTAACCCTACGAAGCCGCTGCGCTTGTTTCTTTGGGTTCCCCTTGCTTTTCTTCCCTTCGGTTAGAAAAGAAAATCCAGCCCAGTTTATCAACTATCTATAGTATTCCCACTAAAGAGTAACCGCCACTTTATACTCCGTTTGTGAGCTGAGGCTGCTGTATCATTTTTTGATTTAAATTTTCTATCATTACCAGTTGTTGTGTAGGAATAAAAATATTTGCTCGCATACAACCATAAAGATATCAGATTTGCTATCTTCATCACTTCACATAATGAAACTTATTGAGTAGGCCTAAAATACAAGGCCTACCTAATAGCCAGAGATAGTTATTATTTAGAAGCTAAAATAGTATTTTTATTGAATTTTTCATCAGCATCTGTAAGCTTTTTCATTATTAAAGCAGGGGCTATATCCTGAAGCTCCGTAGATTTTATGAAAAAATAATTACAAAGATAAATTATATTATTAAGATTAATTGGTATATCAATATTATAATCTAACATTAACGATAACAAACGATCTCTGTCAATTCTATAAAACTTTTTACCAAGCTCTTTCTCATTAATTATTGAAATTATCTTTTCATCAAGCTTATCGTCCATTCTCAATCTTAATTTATTTCTTAGCATAGCGGACCATGCGCTTGACTTATAATTCCTATATGCTAAATCCTCAAATAACTTCATTATTCCCCAATCAGATGTTTCCAAAGAGGCGTAAATTCCATTCAGCGCGCGACTAAGGTCATTATGCTCAACCCAATCCTCTTTGCACTTATAGCGTAGATCATGCTCAACTTCATGCCATCCTTCAGATAAAATAGTTCTGAATTGGACTTCAAAAGTAGTATCAATATAAGAATATTTCTTTAATAAGACACTATCATTTGATAATACTTCTGGTAACTTAAAGACGTAATTGCATCGAGTTGCCGCAAAGAGATTAGCCGTGGTTTCGTCTACGGTTTTAGATTCAATTTCGAATAATTTTTCCAGTGTTTTTTGAGCAATAAATAAATCATCAGGAAAATATAATATTATCCTAACCCCAAATAAGTCTTGAATTTTTTTACCATCCTCTGAGTATTTATTAGGCTCTTTTTCATATTTCTTAATTATTGAGCTTTCTGATTTTGTCCTCGAAAAAAAACGATAAAGTAATCCAATACGATTAAGTTCATCTTCTATATCTTTTTGCAAACTTTGAATAATTCGCAATTCATTTCCGTTATACATCAGAAAGTCCTCCCAAGAATTGCTTTAATCTCTGATATTCTTGCCATGTTAAGTTCAAGGAATGAACGCTTGTCTGGCGTAAGTAAAAGACCGTCTTTCCTCAATTTATCTAAAGAATAGAGTATTTCACTTAACTGAAATTGATTGTTGTTAGCACACAAGCCTTTTATAGGCCGATGCTTATGATAGCTAACACTCCCTCTGGGACAGAACTTCTCTAAGATGTAAATATCACAATCTGTAATATCGTGATCATTTTCACTGTTTATCTCGACAGATTTTTTATTAATAGAATCATTGTCACATTCACATCCCAAAAAATAAATATCTTCCCTACCACTTAATTCGTTAAAACTACAATCTATGAAAGAACAGTTCACGAATGTAACGTTTTTATAATTACCACAGGTAAATATACTGTTAAAAAACGAACAATCAACAAAGATAGTATCATGTATTATATTTATATCGCCTAAAGAAAGCTTTGATATAGACAATTGCTCAACACTATCATTTTTTAAATCTAATGGAACCTTTCCTATAAGCAAATGACTATAAAGGATCTTATCATTACCTGACATAAAATATAATGCAAACTCTAAGCTATGCCAAAGTAATTCTTTTTCATCATCGATCCTAGGCATATAAGATTGCACAGCTGGTTCTATAAAACGTTTATCACCAATCCATTCATTTGACTTATCATTAATAATATTTTCAGAAACAAAATTACCAAGAACAAATTCATTAACAAATCCAATACCTTGGTTTTCTGACCCTGACCGATCTAATAGAGCATGCGATGCTAATTTATTAACTAATTCGTCAGTAGTTGGTCTTTCATCTACAGTATAAAGCTTTCTTGTAGCCTCCAATAGTTGTTGATTCTTTTCAGTTATGACTAACGATATATACTCTCTAGACTCAGATGTGTAGTTACCCTCGACCATGTCGTCAGCTATTATTTTTAATATAGTATATTGATCTTCAATAGACATTAATAAATCTTGTCTTTTTCTCTCTCGCTCAAGCATTGAATCAAAATACTTCCTCACTATAGTTGTTGGGTCGCTTATAACTTTATTAAAGTCGGTGTCGTCGATGCATCTTAGAAATGATAGCAGTACAGGGTTTGATAATTTGTTAAGAGGAAATCCTGTCGATGAAATTTCATCTAAACGTTGACCTGGAAGCCAGTCTTCAATTTGTGGTTCATGAATTCTTATTCTTATCACATCAAAATCTTCTTGATGTGATGCTATCCATTGATGGAATTCATCTCCGTCAAATATAGCTGTTCTTCGAGTTGTCAAAACCACTTTTGCACTATCCGTTAGAAGCTCACTTATTGTTTCAAGCATTGGCTCTGTTTTTTCATAATTATTTTCAATTCCGTTTGTACTTTCATGCAATAGTTCATCAAACCCGTCAAGTATAACTGGTACATTCCCTGCTCTTATTTCATTCCTTACTAAGGCTGAGCTTAACAAAGGAAAACTTCTATCAATTTCATCTAATAGTACATACCTGAATATTTTTGCTTGTCTATTCCTGGATAGTTCTGAAAATAATGGTATTTTCCCTATATTGTTAACTATAATCTCCCTCAATAATTCATACGCAGTGCAAGTCTTTCCAAAACCGGCTGCAGCCTCAATCAAAAACAGAATTGGACGCCTATGTTGTATTCTCTCTAATATTTCCGTAACAACATTAGCTTCGCCAATAACACCATTTAAATAATATTTTGAATTTATGTAGGAATAAGTTGCAGTAGGTGAGTGAATTTTTACAATTGAATCAGTGAAAGTATTATAATCTTTAATCAACCTTTCTTTAGTTGAATCGACGCTAAAGAAGCCATTAAATAATTCCTTATGTGCTTCTTCATAAGACTGATATTTTTTAATTTGACATGCATAACCTAACTGCTTATATTCTTCAAAGGTTTGATTTACATTAATCTCATTATTTAGTGGAAGTATGTCCGCGTTATGGTAGTGCCCTGTTTTAATAGAATATACAGCAATACTTTCGTTACCTGTATTTTCTTCAGTAAAACCAAACCTTTTATATATCTCTGTAAGTTTGCTTTTTTGTAACATTAAACTCACCTCCTGATTTTTTTCGCAATGATGCTATAGTCGCCATATGAACTTTTAATATAATATTACAAAAACCATCTGCATAGCTACCGTCTAAGCAATAATAGCTATGTAGAGATTATCTGTAAGAGAACAGTTCAACGGTTACGTGCACTTTATGACATCGTTCTAACTTCATGGGGTGCTCAGTAACAGAACTTTTAAGCCATTCTTGCTCGCTGAACATGTAGTCATACCTATCACAAGCAGTACAACCATTACTTAGCAGACCTCTGCTCCTTGTTCCAAAAGGAACGTAAACCAGATGTTAGAGTTAACAAAACTGAAAGCCACTGCCCCCCCAATCGCCGAGTCAAACATTAGAGACTTTAAGTGAGCTCAGCCCAGATTATGCATTCTGATCAATTTCCAAATAATCAATCGGGCTAAGCCGTGGTGGTCATCGCTCCAATCCCCATAATGAAGGATACATCTTGGCTGTATCATCTTCCTTGCTGCTGCGTTTCAACATGTGCTGAACAACACTCAAGTTAATGTAAATGAGCCAGTGAATACAACATCTGTTTCAAATCACTTTGAAGTTTTCTTCATTTAATATGTACGCCAAAATTATCAGGATAAACATAGAGTAACGGTCGACCGGGATTACAATCAACCAGTTTCATCTGTAGTAGGCGATATTGTTAAGGCGGCAGCGGAATGTTCTGACAACCCCACTGAGGCGGTGCTACAGAATCTTATCGAAGCCAAACATCAACTACGTTTCCCTAGATGTTAAAATCAGTAGCCGCAGGGCCAATGCTAATGATCTACACATTGACCGTGAAGGGGCCTTTCAGGTGGGTACAACTGCATTCCACGTGACCACCGCACCTATGGAGAAATTGATTTCACACTGTATCAAAATCAAACGCGCAGGCTACAGGCCGGACATCCTAACTCTTGAAAGCAAGGTCATTGCAGCACGCCAGATGGCTGATAACGTTGGTATGTCTGAACTGATAGCCATCCAGGCAGCAGAAACTTTCATCGGTAACAATATTGAAGAGATTGCTATCTATAACGGCGATAAAATCCGTGAGAGTCTCGCAAGATTGATACATCTCTTATGATTGATGAGCCTCTTGGATCGTTAACTTACTGACCGACTCCTGAAATACATATAGCTCAGCAAGCTTAACGAGTCGCTTTTTTCCACCATACCTAAGCCCCAAAACTAAAGCACTACGGCTTGATTGGGCTGGCGTAAGTCTGCACACCGAGCCTTTTACACTATAAATTTCTCAGAATATATAACTAATATGTCGGTAAAGTTTTAAAGTGAATGATTCGTTTTGACAGGATACTTACGATTATCACAACACCATCACATATTGTGTCTCAGACACAAAGTTGAAAATTAAAACTGAAGTAAAAGATATAACATTCCCCCGCTAAAATAAGATTCACCTCAAACATAAAATATTAATGTGATACATTTCCTCCTAAGCAATGGGGAAAAATGCCCATCAATCAACCATGAAATAAGAATAGCACTTTTTGCAAAAAATAAATTTATTCATATAAAACATCACATTAAATTAGTTTATTCAAAAAAAATGCTTGCTTATTTTATATTATTAAAAATAAATTTGATTTTTATTTATTTGATAATATATATTCATTTCATCAAAATAATAAAGGAGAATAAAAATGAAAAAACAAAACTATTCAACACTGACCAGTTACCTATCTAAAACAAAAAAGAATACAGATCTCTACCGTCTGTATAACCCTCAATTTTCAATATTATGTAAAAATAGCATTGAAGATCATGTTTTTTATCTTAATTATTTTTCCAGACATATGGTGACGGAAAGAAACATTCTGACCATATTTGCTATCCATACCTTTTTCTCTTATAGCATGGAAAAAAAAGACACCATAAAAGCTTTTATCCGTTTTCTTAAAGAGGAGAATAACGACACTTTCTATCAGTCATTTTCTTTTCGTGGCTGCAATATCATTTACACAAACAAAAAAGGCGAAGTGAAAGAGATCTCATGGTTTTCTTTTTCACGGATCTATGACGAGATCGTTAAGATAAAAGAATATGAATACAACAATAATACCTGGCACAAAACGGCCGCTTAAAAAGGAGAACGCCCATGAGTAACTATACAGAAGATAATTTGTTTGACAGCAAAACTAAAAAAGACGTCCAGAATTGCATTGCTGCAGGCATTGACATTAACACACTTAATGAACACGGTGAAAACGCCCTTTTCGGTTGCGACAGTATCGGGGCTTTAAAAGCCATGATTGAAGCAGGCATAGCGCTGAACCATACAGATTGTTATGGTAATAATGCCCTATTTAGCAGAAAAAGCCCACGAGCAGTGTGGCTATTGATAGAATCAGGTATTAATGTTCACCACAAAAATAATAAAGGCCAGTCCTGTCTTCACTGGCAGCGCTACGACATAGATTGTTCGGAACTCCTTATAAACGCGGGCATTGATATCCACAGCACAGATAACGAAGGACAAACGCTTCTTTATGACCTCCTCGATCATGACGTCTTTGATTACTGGGTAAATAAAGGGTGTGACATAAACCATAGAGATTATGGTGGCAAAGCGGTGCTGGACCTTCCAACTGACAACGAGTGGTGGATATATGATTTCAGTATTAATGCCCTCAAACGCCATGTTGATAGAATAGACAGCACGCCAGTATTATTTAAACATGTTTCAACTGAGGCTTTGCCTCTAATTGCTTTGCTTCATGAAAAAGGGCGTAATATCCTTATCGCTGAACACTGTTCCTTCGCATTATATGTCAAAAACATGAAGTTCTTCTTCACCTCACTGAAAAAATATACCAATATCAGTCATGTTCAGTTTTATAATTGTTATCATGATAAACATATTGGTATCTACACCGGCATAGAGTGTGTGAAATGGTTTATTCGAAATGGTATCCGAATGGACGACGATATACTCCGACAGCGTTCTGACTCCGATAAGATTTTTTCTTATATCGCAGGAAGAGAGAAAAAAGATCTGTTAAAAGAAATGAAGCCAGAGATCCCCCGCGCACCTGTGCGCAAAAGACTCTAAAATTCTGGAGTAAACACGCTTTTCTTAGTCTGAAAGATTTTATTTCATGATCATTAATTCGATATATTCTCGTGGGTATACTATTTGTCAAATGGCATACCTTTTTTAATCCAGCCAATTAAATTATTTATCCCGTAACAGCTTGACTTATTCACTTCATCGGTTATCTGTAGTAATAAACATGCAATAAAAGGATAACTATGAACAGTAACATGAGTAATGATGATGATATAACCAGAGTATCAAAACGCGGTAAATTCCATACGGACAAACTTCCTGAGAATGAAATACGACATCACTGCATCAGTGTCAGATTAAATGAAGAAGAGTTAATTATTCTCGACAGTAAAAGAGGTCAGTATAAAAAAGGAGAATGGCTTAGGATGGCTTCCCTGAATAAACTTCCGCCGGTTCTGCCAGAAATCAATCGTGAAGCATGGATTAAACTTGGCAGCATTTCACAGGATTTAAACCACCTGCTGAGTCATCTCGACAGCAAAAGCCCTGACAGCGAACTGACCCTTACAGAACTCTTTGCCCTGCGCAGACAAATCAAGACTCTCAGGGATCACCTTATTCCTACAACCTTTCTGAAGTCAGACCGATGAAAGGCATGCAGAAAATAAAAAGGGGTAAACAATTCACAGGTGTGGTTCTCTATAGCCTGAAGTCAGGTTCTCACCACAAAATCACGCCTTATGTTATTGGTGGCAACATGACGGGCAGCACAGCTGCTGAACTAATCAGTGAATTTGAAGGCATCCAGCAGCTGCGCCCCGATGTCGCCAAATCTGTCTGGCATAATTCGCTTCGCCTGCCAAAGGGTGAGAGTCTGTCAACCAGACAGTGGGCAGCATTCGCTGACGATTATATGGCCCGAATGGGATTCACTGACACGCACCTTCGCTGTTATATCCTTCACGACGATGCCGACGGGCAGCATATTCATATCATTGCAAGTCGTATTAACATGATCGATGGAAAACTCTACCTGGGGAAAAATGAAAATCTTATCAGCACGCGGATTATCAGTGAGCTGGAGAGAGTACACGGTCTCACCGAAACTACGAGTGTAACGGGTAGTCACCGCCAGGATAAAAGGAAGCCTTCCCGTAATGAACTGATGATGGCAGAACGCACAGCAGCTCCCTGCCCTAAGTCACAGTTGCAGGCCCTTATCGACAATGCATTAACCCCCCGTCCCGATTTACTAACCTTTGTTCGCTTACTGGAACAGGAAGGAGTGAGCTGCAAACCCAATATCGCCACAACGGGTAAAATGAATGGATTTTCATTTCAGTACCAGGGTATCGCCTTTAAAGCCTCTCAATTGGGTAAAAAATATGGCTGGTCTTCCCTGCAAGCACTGATTGATTTTTCGCCGGAGCATCTGACTTTACTAAAAGATGCGCAGAAGTCAACAGAACCTACAACTGCGCCAGTGCCAGTGCCAGTGCCAGTGCCAGTGCCATCATGCGAGCCTGAAGAACAGGTTGCAAACCGGGAAACGATTCTGGAGAAAATCCTTCAGCTTGAAGAAAAAATACGCCTGGAACGACAACAGGAAACAGTGAGAGTCATTCAACTCAGGAGCAAACTGCACAATACAGCTCGTCAGATACCCCGCCAGCGTCGTCTGTATTCGTGGCTTGTATTGCTCGTCCATATTGTGGCACTTCTTAGGCGCAGAGGCATGTCTCTGTTACATGCCTCTGCACATCCTTTCCACCAAATCCTGCACCTGCATCTTCTGACACCCTGTCATTCCATGACAACAAATGCTATTAAAGAACAATTAGTTAAAAAAAACAACCATCCTGCACCTTAAGTTAGCTAGTCCATACCTTAGTGATAGTCAACAAAATATTGATCGTTTATATAGATCGATAATCCTTATATGATAGATGAAAACTATCAACAGAGATCCATCGATCGGTACAAGCAATTTTACTAAAGCAGAACATTCATCGAAAATGTTCAAAAATACATCACCTTAAATCAGGCCACGGAGTCATGATGGATAATAAAACGATTAGCTGCCCCTTCTGCTTTACACAAAGCCCGCACGGCGTGCGGATTTGCAAAGGTTGCCATGCAAAAGTGGCCTATGGTGAAAGTCCGCTCAGTGTGGCTTTCCTGTTTCAATTCGTGGCATTCGGTCTCGCCTGGTTAGTATTTTCATTGACCAGCAGCACTCTTGTCTCAGTCATTACATTTTTTGCCAGCGTCATTATTCTTATCTGCATTATTAAAAAGAAATATGCAGACAGAGTTGTTTTTATACGGTGATATTAATTTAACACCACCGCAAACATAAAAAATTAATATGAGAGAACTTATGAACAGATTCATGATTTCTGTGTTTTTTATTTCTTCTTTTCTTATTTCTGGCTGTTCAACATCAGGCAACCAGCATCTAAAAAAAGAAACATCACAAAATCTGCAGTCAAAAATCATCAAAAATAAAACAACGAAATCAGAAATCATTACCGCATTCGGTCAGCCCGAAACCAAAACTACACTTGATAGTGGCAATGAAAAATGGACTTATTCGATGGACAACAATCAGTTTGATGCCACCACATTCATTCCCGTGATTGGACTGCTAACTGGGGGTTCACAGACGCAGGCCAAAACGCTGGAAATCGAATTTAAAGGAGAAACAGTCAGCAAGTGGACGTTCTCTGAAAACAACAGCAAGATGAAAACTGGTCTTATTCAATAACGTACTCTACAGTCTGGGATTATTTTATGAAAACATATGCATTTACCACACTCATTGCGTCCATTTTTTTGCTGAGCGGCTGTACCGGTGAACCGTCTGAGCAGGATATTTACACTGCGATGAATAAGGTCGTGGAGCAGACGAATGCCATCGTTAAATCCATAGCGAGAAACGATATCACGCCTGACATGCTGCGGACGTTAAAATCAGTCAAAAAACACGACTGCGAAAAACTATCGGATAAAAGCTATAAATGCAATGTAACAGCTGTTGTCGATAACGAAAAACGCACAGCGGCTGTCACGCTGGTCAAAACGGATGATGGCTGGCAGGTCGTTGATAAGTAAGACCACAGTAAAACAATCCCGCCTGGCAGGACACCAAATTGGTGGCTCCTGCCTCTTTAATGCCCGCTAATGTCTTGCGGAAAACGACTGCTTTTATGGCATTCAGCCATACCCAGCCTTGTCCGGCGCATTTCCGCTGTCTCACAGCCTTTTCCTGACCACGGATCCTGGTGGTGTATAAGCCAGAGAACGTGCAATGCGTTTCTTTTCATACTGTGCCAGTAAATCAGCATAGATGTGCTCTGCTTCATCTAGATTGCCTGAAATATAATTCACGAGCGAATTCAGGCAATGCAGCAATGTGTCACTGTTTGCGAGTTGCCTGAGCAGAGGGGCCTTCAGGGTAGAAACGACCCCCATAAACATCTGCATGATATTATCAACGTGATAACACGAATTGCGATATTGCGCTCGTGAATAAAAATACTTCAGATGGTATCCAGCGAAAAGCACATAAAGTTTTCTGTAAAAATTATTGTTATTAACACTATCGCGATGGTGTGTTATATATTTATCAACAAGAAATATAAACTTTACTTCCTGAGATGAAACGCAAATATTATTCATAACCCTCTCCTTTTTTGTTTTTATAATTAAGTACTATCAGTTTTAAAATTTAAATCAATAAAAAATTGAAAATATTTTATTTTAAAATGACACCTATTTATTCTGTTAATACTGGAAAAAGCTTTCGCTGTTGCAATGTTGAGTCAGATCGATTGCATTACTACTTCATTTTTTCAAAAGCCAGGTAGTTTCCAGATTTCAGATAAAACCCATTCAGGAATTTTTTTGAGAGAGTGCTACGCACCGGCTCACGCCCCCGACGACAGATATATGTTAATTATTTTTATCCGTCAGATGAAAACCCAACGTTTAATCCCCCTTGCAGCGCCGCTGAGTGCCCTCAGCACTCACTCGCTGAAGCAGAAAGGATTTTTCCGAAGGGTCCCGGCGTGAGCCGTAGTCAGCAAACGGATAAATCATGTATCTGTGTTCGCTTTCCCGATCAACTCAGCCTCCTGATTTTTTTTGCGCGAAGCGTATTTGTGCTGGCAGCTAAACCCATTTGTCTAAATTTCTGCGCGAAGCGTATTTATACTTACAGAAAAAACGCTGTAGCAATGTTCGTTCTGAAGCCCAATGGCGCAACACACAGTTGCGCAGGCTTCACTTAAGAAATGATATTATGTATGAAAAGCAACAATAAAAGTGTTTTCATCAACTACACCAAGGCCTTGAGTGTCGATCTAATGCAAAACTGTGGTTTCTTATTTCTTTATCACTCTTTTATCTTGCAGATAAAAATCAAAAAATAACCATTAAAATCATATAGTTATACAAAATTCTCTGTTATTAATTTCAGCACCAAAAATTATTAATCACATAACAGGTGATGGTAAAATTTAGCACCCATTGTTTTAAATTTCACACCCCATCACCCCGCAAAATAGCAGATAGTAATTCAAACAAAATATTATTAAAATAATAGCTCAAACCCAGTTGACAAATGAATTAAATATGCCATACCTGTAATCACAACAATAAAAAGGAGCCATTATGTCAATCACAAACGTTGTATTAACTAAAGAACAAAAAGCCATTATTGCAGAAGCATTGGAGGTTATGCCTGAAGATCTGGAAGAAATAAAAATTAAAGCAAACAGCTATAAAAAGACGTCATTCAAGGACGATTTTTCAATGATCTTCAAACGTAATATTGCCACACTCGCCAGAATGGATTTGACACCAACAGCATTCAGAATAGTACTTTATCTCTTTTCCGTCATTGATTATGGCAATATTATCCCGGATTTTTCACAGTCACGTACTGCCAGAGAGTTAGGACTGAATAAATCCAATGTTTCACGTGCATTCAGAGAATTATTCGAACGAAAAATACTGATCCGCGATACAGCAGATGGTCAGGTTTACCTGAATTCGAATTTATGTGTAAAAGGTATTCCCCGTCGTTTCAATGAAGATCTGATGGATAAATTCAGAAAATCCAGACTGGAAACCGAAGACTTTGCAAATTCATTCAACTTTTATCGTGCAGGTAGTAAAACTAAGCCAGTTAAAAATTCCAGAAGAAGATACCCTGCAGACGGCATTCCATTTTAAAATAATTTATATCGCGACTGATTCTACTCCACGCCAGAGAAAATTTAACAATAAAGGGGAACCCTATGAAACAAAGACTCCCCACTTACCTTTACCAGAGTAAATTATCAGATAAACAACGGGGTCTGAATGATATTGTTCACTATGCATTCTGGTTGCTCACATTAATCGCTTCGTATGCGCCAGATAAGAGCATTGTTTATCTCAGTTTTCATCATGCTATGTCCATTACACATCAGGAAGGGATACCTATTACACCCGCTCGATTTTATCAGGCCATCGATGAATTGATTGATATGAAGGTTATTATGCCTACTGAATTTAAATATCATTACCGTTTAAACCCTGTATTTTTCAGTTTTCTAAAAAAACAAAGAGCAGAAAATAAAAGTCCAAGATATTATTACCCCTGTAATTTTCCTATAGCAAAACCAGATAACTACTACCAAAAACACATGATTTCCATATATTATTACCAGTTGAATTAAAATAAAGGGTACAGCCTTGTGCTGTCTGTACCCATGATAATTTACTACAGATCTTATATCTTTTTATCTGCATTATTATTTCTGATACTATTTTTTTTATTGACAATGTGCTCAATACACATTTGTAACTCATCATTAATGGTAATATCTGTACCACCCTCGACCAGTATAGAACACAACACATAAAGAAGGACGTGCTCAAACGCTATCTCTTCGACTGGACCTACATAATTACAATAGGCTTCAAGAGCCTCATACAAGCTATTCGGTGAAGTTACAAATGCACATACAAAATCTTTATCTTCCGGTACTCTGATTGAATTATTCATTTTAACTCTCCTGTGTTCATTAATTTCAACCCTGACTATTCAAACAATACTCAGGTTTATTTATTAATTATATTTTTCACTACTTCATACTTTATATCTATAAAATCCATGTCATTACTCAGGGGGACCTCTTGCACCTTCTGAATAATGCAATCTGTTTAAATACACATAATTAAAAATATTCATGCTTATCTCCATTGTCAGGCTGCATTTTTACGTGAACGTTCAATAGCTGAAACTATCCATTCGTCGATTTCACTTTCAATAAAAGCAATGGCACGCGTGCCAATTTTTATCGGTTTTGGAAATAAGCCTTCATTGATCAAGCGATAAATCCATGCTTTGCCATAGCCAGTTTTGTTCATAACTTCTGGCAAGCGAATGAGTCGGGTGTTTTGATTATTCATTTTGTTTTCCCTTTGTCGTTGCGATGGAATCACTATACGAGCAGTCAGGAAAAGAAAGGAGCGAGCTTCCTAACTGCAGGGTTATGGTCTGCCCTGCAGTAGTAGATTTCGGGGATTTGAGATTAGTTAGAATCAGAGAGTTTCATTACATCTGAAACTCTCATGTTTTTCAGGTGGGGGTTTCGGTTCATGAAAAAATTGAACTGTTTAATGAAGTCTATTGTTGCAGCTTTCATGGCAAGCGGTCGATCCGAGTCTTTAATGTGATACCCTAAACGGGTAGTAGTTTCTTCATCTTCATCAGTATAAAGAAGCCGGGAGAGGCGATCATCTGAGATCCTTAGTTCTTTCCTTGTTGCCCAGAGTAAGATGTCCAGCATCGCAATCAATCTGTAATTTATGATTTTTTTAATGGTTCCATACCCGAAACGGACGATACCTGTTTCCTTAACTTCCACCCCTTTCACCAACCTCCATTGTGGCAGGGCCGCTTTTATCGACTCGGCAATTTCATCATCTGTACCACTACCGAGATCGATTTCCAGCAACACCGTTTTCTCACATAAGGGAGACAAGAGTTGTGATACATAAGCTTCGTGGTGAGGAGTATTCACACAATATTCATCGTTTCCTTTCTCCCAGGTGAAGAGGTTCACACTAAGGGCCATCACACTAAGTTCAGCAAGCCGGGTGATATCAGTAATAAAAAGGTGCGGAGGGCTGTAAAGAGTGTCGTGAACTGTTGGATAATCGAGTTGCTTTCCTTTGAAAAGATGGGGGTTACCACTGAAAATTTCAGTCATGTACACCCATAATCCTTTTTTTTCTTCGTCAGTAGGCCCAGGCTTGTACAGAAGTGCTCTTGCCCAGAGTTCGTAATACAAGGCATTCAGACTGATGTGTTCGAGCTTGCGATAGTTATCTATGTCAAGCCAGGCTTTGATTTCTTTAGTATTCTCTGGTGACCAGTTTTTCAAAATTCAAATCTCCTGCCTTCTTAAGGAATAAGTCCTGCGGATAGAGTTCTGTTATGCTGAAAAAGCTACCGTATTAACTAATCGATGAAAAGCAGTTCCTGCCTGCACGTTCACCTGTCAGAAGGAAGTTAAACGGAAAAATTTGTTATCTTTTAATGCACCTCGCCAGAGTGCACGCCCGATTCTGTGAGGAAAGGCCGGGAAATAGTTCGACTACACTCTGCCTCTTACTCTGCTCTGGGCGCGAAAACTCTGGGCGTATCTTGCCGTTGTTCTCGACCTGTTCGTCAGAAAACCGGTGGGGGAACAATGTCATTCTCACCTGACAGCAAACTCACCATCAAAGCACTGGAAATGGCCAGAGAGCGCCGGGTGTCAACAACGGGTAACTTACTGCCTCCACCAACGGCCTAATATTGATCCTGCTTGTTAACTTATTGAGTCGCTTCAGCGATAACCCCGGATTTCCGTTTTTGCTTTAGTCGATAGCTTTTTCCTTTTATTTGCACAACGTGTCAGTGATGTAAGGTCCGGTCCAACATTGCTGATGTATGCACGGGTGGTTTGTTAAAATTTTACTCTCTTAAATCAGAAACGCCTGTCCCCGCTGTTGCATTTCACAGAATTTCTGATATCTAATGAATTAAACCATTTTTTCATGGGGGGAGTTTATGGACTTATTAAAGTACTTATCAGAAAAGGGATTAACTGAAAGGGCTCTCGACTTCGTCACATCACAACTATTCTTCAATGCAGAGTCGCCTGATAACCTAAAGTACGCTTTAAAAGCGGGTTATGATATTAATACTGTTGATAGTAGCGGCAACAATGCTATTTTTGGCTGCAGAACACTGGAAGCACTGGATTTTCTACTTAGCAATGAAGTCAATATACACCATATCAACAAGGAGGGACAAAATGCACTCTTTCATCAAAAAAAACCAGAAATTCTGAAGAAGCTGATTGAACTGGGTTTAGACACTTCGCATACAGATACTAAGGGCTATACCTGCATTTTTGCACATTACAGGGACCCTGAAGGACTACAAGTATTACTTAATGCAGGTTGTGATATAAATCACGTCGATAACAAAAAAAGAAATATTCTCTTCCTGCCCCTCTCCCCGGAAGTTTTATCCATAGCAATAAATTCCGGATGCAATGTCAATCATATTAATCATGCAGGAAAAGGTTTTATTGAAGAGGAATATGACGATGAGTTGCATAATATCATTCTCCGCCATATTGATAAATTTGAAAGAAGAACGTTGCATGTCGATTTTTGCAATACCAATTCAGTATTATTTTTATATGAACTCTCTGAATATGGATTCAAAATAGAACTCAATAAAGACCGTTTCGTAATTAACAGTTACATTAGCGATTACAAAGATATTTTAAGCACTCTTGATTGTATTAGTGACATTCAAGATGTTAATTTCTATAATTATGACGGTGCTCCTCTTTACAAAGATATCGATGAGCGAATTGTAAAGTGGATGATAAGAAATAATGTCCTCATTAATCTTACAAAAATTTCTGATGATAAAAATCATGATCATATATTAAAATACAAAATCAGTTACGAGAAAAAAGAAATATCCAGAAATTTAAAACATGCTAAAAATAAAATTGCAAAAGTCAAAAACGGTGGAAGGCTGTGATATTTATTCGCAGAGTGTTGTCTGAACCACCGAATTGAAGGCGTTGAGGGTATCCAGATCCGTTGTTAAGTCTTTATACATGTGGTCATACCTTTACCATTGATAGTGAAATATACAATTACCCTCCGAACATAAAGGGATGGGCATCATGACAAAACCCGGTGAAACAGATGATGATCTACTCACTCCAGACGAGGTATGCGGGCTCCTACGGATAACCCAAAATACACTTTGTGAACGGAGCAATATGCCCCGGTAACGCCAATTGCTCGCACCGTTCCGGTTTTCTGCGAAGGGAGATGCGCTATGAACGGCGCAATCTGAAAGCGTTTATCGATAAATACCGCCGTAAGTATTAAATTTATTCTGGAGATGGGATTTTCCATCCCATAACTTCGAGTTCTCTACAAATGAATTGGTATGCAGGTAGTATCTCTTCCAGATTCGCATGTTTTTGTACGAAGATTGAAAAAGCCAGAACCGCACTCATTTTTTCTTTATAGAAAAAGTATTGTCTTAGTGGATGTTTATCTTCGCCATATGCTGGAAATTCGATCCCAGTATACTTATCCCCCATATTTTTATAGAATTGGTCCAAGGTAAGATCATAGATCTTTGAATCTACCTCTACCCAAAAATGATGATATAGCCTATTACGAGTAGAGCCATGTACTATTTTTATGATATCGCGGGTAAAAAAGTGACTAAGAAGCATCCCCAGAAATACAGATGCACCTTGGCAACAATTCTCAGGAAACATGCCGAAGAATGGCACACCCGACTCATCAAAATAATCGAAATTTTCTTCAAAGACACTCCGCAGGTCTTTGGCAAGCTTTGTAACTAATCCGTCCATGATTGTTTCTACTATAAAGAAGCCATGCATTTAACATGCATGGCTACGTGAACCTTAAGAATTAGAGCGCTTAGGTGGTCTCGTAAATTGTACCAAAGCTCCTTTATGCTCGTTAGCCTGCTCTTCACGCCGCTCGACCAGCATAGATTTTAATTTTGCCAGATGCACAACAGCAGCCTTCTTGCCGGTCAGATAGCCATCTGGTAAACCAACCATCATCTCGACATCGATAGCAGACAATCCCGCAAAGGCAGCAAGCCGTTCAACTGAAATAATTCCAGAAGACGCCAACAATTCAATAGTACGTTTCAACAAACGTGGTTTTTCAGGCTCACGATAATCATCTCCCGGCTCTGATTTCACTCCCCAACGTGCTGAACGGCGTTTATAAAGATTTTGTTTCTCTTCTTCAGTAATAATATTCAGCACATGCAAACGCATGATGCTTGCCGCGACAGAAATACCGTAGCGTTGTTTAATTAAAAGCAAGCTATCTAATGTGACCGGGGTTCTAATTTCTTCGGCAAACGTCTCGGCAGGAAGCAGCAGCGCCCCCGCAAATTTATGAGCTTGGCTTTCCTTCAGCTTATAACGTTCAGCTTCGAGCTCGTTGCCAACGTAGCGGTGAAGGATTAGATGTCCAATTTCGTGAGCAAGGTCAAATCTGCTGCGAAAAGCATTACCTTTATCCGAAGCGAGGAGAACAAAAGGAACACTTAGAGTCTCACTCCAAGCGGAAAGCCCTTCAATCTGCGCGACACCTGTTTCCTCTCTGACAACGATAATACCGTTACTCTCTGCGGCTAAAGTAAGGTCCGGTATTTCCTTTTTACCAAGATTCCAAAGGGCACGGCACTCACTAGCGGCATCTTCGATATCTGCATCACTAATTTCATCGATGTTTGTAAAACTACGGTGCGGTAATTTTAGCTCCGGCAGATCTACAAACTCAGTCAGCTTAGTAACCAACTCATTAGCCCAATGGATTCGAGTTTCTAACATTGCTCGTGCTGCTACATGAGCTGATGCATTACTTCTGAACAGGGGCTTTGACATACCCGGCAACAGAGGGCGCGTAAACCATTCAGGAGTAACATTTACGACTGTAGCCAAACGTTCTAAGGCCTCGGATTCTGGAGCCTGCTGGCCAGAACGCCATTTACTGATGGTTGCTGGCGATACGCCAACCATCGTAGCTAATTGAGTTTGGGATAGCCGCCGGGCGGCTAGTACTTGCACTAACCTATCCGGTTGAAATTCAGCGATGCCTCGGCTCATACATCATCTTCCTCGGTTCCATCTTTTTTGATAATGCCCTTTTTGAGTGCAGAGAATGCATTATCTTCTTGGAATGGAACTACATCATATCGGGTTAAAAAAAGTTCAAGTGGCTCATGGAAAACCCAGCTCTTCCCGTCAGAACTTGGAACGACAAGCTCTATAGACATCGGGGCTTCGGGTTGATTCTGCAATGAACCGGAAAAACGGCATACTACGAACAATGTAGCTTTCGGTACATCAGAACCATCGGAGAATAAATCCGGTTGCACCACTTTTTCCACAGAAACGTTTTCGGCAATGAGCTCTTGCTTACGTTTGCTGCGAAATAGTCTCTTCCACTGGTTATCATTGTAGCTTTCACGAACAATCGTGAAAATACCGCTATGGCCTTCTACAATACGGTTACCACGTAGCTTGCCGGGATTACAACCGTTGGCCTCAAACACCTCATAAATAGTTTCATTCAGGTTTAAATGGCGATCATAACCAAGCGCGGTCGCTCTGTGGTCTAGCTTCTTCTTTTGCGCATAATCGTAAGAACGCTTTGATGCCGCGTAAATCGCGTCAGAAAGGGCCATGAAGAGTTGTTTTTGAACATGCTGAACAATGAGATCTGCCACTTTTGATTTTTTCACGACCATTTCCTATCACTGTCACTGATGGGCGTGATTTTACACCCATATTTTTTCGTGTGTCCACAAAAAAACGTCAAAAAATTTCCTTTACGCGAAAAATGACATTGATGATGGTATTTATTTTATCGACCCGATAGTACCGAAGTTGTACTTTTGCTCTGAAATAAAGCGGTATAATACGAGAACTGAGTCTATCCCGACGGGGAGAAAAGTGATCACGCCTTGCAGCTTGCCTCACCTATTTTCTCAAGGCGGTGACGTGTAAGGCGAACATGCATGAGTGCTCTAGAAAACCTGTTGGAATACTATCCTCTGTCTCTTGCGGCTCAACTGCAATGAGTTTGCTTTTCTTCCTCAGTTTGTCGATCCCGCTGCGGATCCTTTCTGGCTGCAATTTCTTGTCTTGGGCAGTATCCAGAAGCTGGCTGGAATTGTTTCCCTGAGGTCACTCGTGAAGGCATCAGGAACATTTGAAAACTGGCTAGGTAAACACCCAGGCGTTGTCATGATAAGCCTCGGTATCCGCATGTTGTTTAGCGGGTCTGGTGTCGTATCGATATCTGCCAGTTAAGTTTTGCCGAAACGGTAAACCCAATGTCCGCACCTAGCTCATAGCAGACATGACTACACTGGCATGTTATTTTGAATTCACTTGGCGTACTGGAACCATTCAACGTGCTATGGTTATATTTTAAGGTTCCTTTTTGGAACCCTCTGCGAAATGAATTTAAATTAAAACATTAAATATTAACAAGATATAATTCAAAGCACAGAGACGCCAGCTCCAAATAAAACAAGGGGTTACGTGAAAACGTAGCCCCTTTTTCTTTGGTAGTGGCGGCAAAATGGCGACAGCGTGTCGGACTGGCGGCAACAAAAAACCCGCCATTAAAGCGGGTTCTGTTCAGAAACTCATGTGGCCTTGACCACTTTTTCCCGGATGTGGTGGCGCAGAAGAAATTAGATTCGGTTTTATAATGTGCCGTACAAACGTTTCATGAGTAACGAACGTACAGCCACAATTTATATTTTGGCACTGGTTGTAACGTTCTTTTGTCGTAGCTGATACCTGAAAGCTGCTTCTGGTATGTGCTGCATGACCGCACTCTGGACAGTTCATCATTGCTGTTATCCCACCACTTTTGCCGTAATCGCAATAATGATACATCATTATTCAATATTGAGAACCAATTATTCAATTTCAAGACCATCAATCTTTACTTCAAGCTCCATGCTGGTTGTAAATCCATTATCCGGGCTGACAGAATGCGTCAGGGTGGTAATGGTCCATTCTGCATCATCGATCGGCTGCTTAAACCCCGTAACCTTCACCGGCATTTCCGTATAGAGCTCAGCCCGCCCCTCAGCGAGCTGCAGGGAAAATGAAGCAACCCCACGCTGCAGACGTTCCCACTGCATTTTTGCTGCACGCTCTGCATTGCTCCGGTTGGCGTAGGTACGATTAAGAACCAGCACGTTTTCATCCGTTCCCACCAGATAATCGCCCTGTTTTGCTTCCGGCTCTTTGGGTGTGGTGGTTTTCTTTCGACGACGCTTAACACTGGTTGTCTCTTTTTTCCTGGGTTCACGCGTATGCAACCAGCTGGCAATAACGCCGGTATAGGCACCACGATCAGCAAGGGTGAACCGATGACCGTCACCGGTTTTGCGCGTGATGGTGATAACCGGCAGCGGCTTGCCGCTCGCCGTTCTTCCCTGTCCCTGCCGGATAAATAGCAGGTTCCCGTCTTTAACGGAAGCAATCGCCCCATACTGCCTCGCCAGTTTCATCAGAAAATTTGCATCGCTTTCATTGGTCTGGTCCATATGATCCAGCGCCTTATCCGTCAGGTCTTTACCCAGCGCCACTTTGAGGTTATGCCGGGCGGCGATTTCCTTTACCACCTCCCCCACCGTTGTCTGATGCCATGATTTTTCGCGCCGTGTATTGAGGGTTTCACGGAAATCTGCGCTACGCGCCCTGATGGTCACCGTGGTAATAGGTCGGGTGCCCTCGTTGATTTCAACAACGCGCACCCCGTGGTGGTAATCCTGAGCCATAAGGCAGTCTCTCCGGTTGACAGGGATACCTTATGTTCTGGTTGCCAGGCGTGCGGCGCACGTATTTCACGATGTGTCAGTGCTGGTACAATATCGCCACTTTCAACGCGACTGATTTACAGGGAATTTCTTGTAAAGAGTGGAAATGCTAACATCAAAAAGTAATCCAACACGATGACGAGTTTCACCGGCGGCAAGCAACCGTCCGGCCTGTTCCCATTGCTCCGGAGTGAGCTTTGGACGCCTGCCACCGACTCGCCCTTGCGCCCTCGCAGCGGCAAGTCCGGCGCGGGTCCTTTCCACAATTAATTCCCTCTCCATTTCAGCGAGTGCGCCCATGATATGGAAAAAGAAACGCCCCATTGGTGTGGAAGTATCTATGCTATCCGTAAGACTGCGGAAATTAATGCCACGCTCCCGTAGCTCCTCTACCAGAACGACCAGATGACGCATACTGCGACCCAGACGATCAAGCTTCCATACAACTAGTGTGTCCCCTTCTGATAACGTCCTGAGCAACTTTTTTAATCCGGGCCTTTCTGATTTGGTCCCGCTTATTTTGTCTTCAAAAATCAGTTCACATCCTGCGCAATTCAGCGCGTTTCGCTGTAAATCGGTGTTCTGGTCATTTGTTGACACCCGTACATAGCCAATTTGCACAACAGGCCCCCTCGCAAAAGGCTGGGATCATGCCATTTACGACCGTTTTCTGCATTTTCATAAACCTCGGTTTAGGCGAAACAGCAAAGCAAGCTGCGGGCGCAGTCCAGAAAACTGGCGATGAGATGAGCGGGAAGTTAACCCTGCCACAGACATCTTCCTTCGGCGTGAATACTAATAACACACTGGGCGGTAGTTCCATCGCTATCGGTGATAACGATACCGGCTTTAAACAGAATGGTGACGGGATACTGGATACGTTTGCGAATAGCCAGCACACCGTTCGTGTCGCTCCCGGTGAAATGATGGTTCTGGGAGCTATTCGCGCAGGCAAAGAAAAAAAACTGTCACTGACGAGCAATAATAATTCGACAATGACAGCCACGTTTAATTTATGGGGCGATGCAAACAGGCCAACAGTTATTGAACTGGACGACGATCAGGGATGGCATTTATACAGCCAGCGAAATCCTGATGGTTCGATTGTCTTTACGGTTAATGGCGATATCACCGCTAACACGCTTCGTGCAGGCGGGGCCATCTATCAGAATAACGGCGACATCTTTGGTTCTGTCTGGGGGAATAACTGGCTGAGTCTGTGGATTAATAATAATTTCGTCGCAGATGTTCAGTTAGGGGCTGGCACATCAGTGACTACCTGGAACAATGCAGGTTCCTGGCCTAACACTCCCGGATATGTAGTTACTTCTGTCTGGAAAGATGCACAAGGCGAAAATATTGATGGTATTAATTATGCGCCTTTGCAAAAACGAGTCGGGAATCAGTGGTATACCGTACAAGGGGGAACGGTATAATGAAAAAATATCAGGATATTAAAAATTTCAGACTGATTGACGCGCCTGTAAACAGGGGTAAAACTCAGGCCGAAATAAATATAGGTGCATATTTTCTGGAGTCGGAAGACGGGCAGGACTGGTATGAATGTCAGTCATTATTTTCTGATGATACTGCAAAAATTATGTACGATCCTGAAGGGGTTATCTGGGGTGTTGTTAATAAGCCAGTCCCACAACGTAGCAACACATATGCTGTATCAATGTTGTGGCCGGTTAATATGTCTGTTGCGGAAATAGACGCTGCTGACTGCCCTGATGATTGTCGTGGTGATGGCTCATGGTTGTACAGAGATGGTAAGGTTTTACCCGTTCCGGTGGATTATCAGGCTAAGGCCGAAACCACCCGACAGAAACTACTGGATGCCGCTAACAGCGCCATTGCTGACTGGCGAACCGAACTGGCGTTGGGTGAAATCGGTGACGACGATAAGGACAGCCTGACTAAATGGATGGCGTATAACGCCACCATTGATCACCACTTCGCTGTTAATGCGCGTGCGGTCAGCCTCCAGTACAAACTCATTGGTTTTCAGGGTGATGTTGTCAGCGGCCTCAATGACCATTGATTTGATGCCCCTGACATACCAGCGCCCGGTGGCGGGTTCGTATTCAAACCAGCCACCGTCAGGATGTTCTGTCACGCATGCGTCCGCCGACGTCGACGGTGGTGCGAACTGATTCGAATACACAGCGGGCAGCGCAAAGGCGGTCTCCAGATTGCCGCCCAGACTCAGCAGCACCACCTGCTCACCTTCCGATGGTCGCCACCATGTGCGGGCATTCCCGGCACGCAGCGTCAGCCAGCTGATCCAGTTGGTTTCAAGCTCGCCCGTTTTCACCCGGCAAAGCCAGTTTTCCCGGTCCACTTCGGTGACTACCCCAGTGCGGATCAGATTGGTGATAAGGCGCATGATTTCGGTTAATTGTGCGTTCATAATTTGATAATGAAAGAACGCATCAAAGATATAAATAATATTGAATTGTAGGGACTATGATACAAATCTTACAACTAAGCACTCATAGCTCTTTTAAAGTCGCCAGCATACAACTCTAAAGCCTCCTTCAGGTATTTGTTTTCGTTTTCCAACCATGTATGAATATAATTAAGAGCGAGATCACTAGGTTGAGAATTACAAATACCTTTTGCTTGCTTTAGCAAATAGATACCGTTTGACAATGCCAACTCGACTGTTACTCGCTCTCCCCACCGAGTTAAAACCTTGTATATATAACTTTCACCATTGATAACTTTTTCTTTATATGAAGCCAAGCAGTGCTTCATTTCCTTACCCTCTTTAATCAACTTGTTTATTGAGTTGATATACTCTATTCCGTCAATAACCTGTATGCTTGGCTCATCCAAGAAAATATCCTTTTCAAGATAGGTCGTCGAATTTCTCAACCGTAATGACCACTTATCATGAAGGTTTTTCACATCTTCCCTACTATTACAATTCATAACCATTGTCTTGGCAGATTTTATACCTATGTTTTCGCCTATTCGTATACTATCCCGTACCAACTTTTCAAGAGATATCATTCCGTATTTATAATCTTGAAGAGTATCTTTTTTTTCTTCGCACAAACTTTCCAATAAATTAGCACCACAAAAAATTGGATAACTATATGCTAAATAAAGTTCCTGTATAGATATATTCTTTTTATGCTTATACGCTTCAATAATAGCATCACTACTTAAACAACGTGATAGCCAGAGAAACTCATCCTTTCTTCCATTCAGCAATGAAGTCTTCTTAAGTATATTTACTATCTTTTCCTCAGCAGCAGTACCAGCCAAAATAGAAATTAATCGTTTTCTTTTTATTCTTGCCAAATACTCAACAGTATGAAAATTAACACCGTAATAATTATCTAAAACAATTCCCCACGCTAAATTAGGACAATCGATAAAAAGTTCATTTAAGAATTTACTAGAGATAACTGAGTTATAAAGCTCTAATTGCGCATCATAGTATCTCCTTAATAAATCAATATGTAAATTTTTTGTATCCCCTATCAACGTCAGGAGATGATCAACAATTTTCTCACTTGTTTCACTTGCATCAAAAAGTGGTATACCAAAATCAATCTCACCTGATTGCACGTTATTTTCATGGATAATATCTGATAAGACCAATCCATCTTGGATATACACAATTATAGCCATATGGACTGAGGATGAAAAAGATATAACCATTTTATTTTTTAATGGATAAACCTTCATCTCTTACTTCCTCAAGATAATGAATCTTTTTTTCTAGCTCCAACATCAATGCATTTAATTTAACTTGCTGATTAGATGAAAACGCTGCAGAAAAGTTCTCTTTAGTAACCTCTAACTCCAACAACCGAGTCTTAGCCATAACAATGGTTAACTCATTAAAATTATCAACAGCCTCTCTTCCTTTTTTAGCTAGCTCTCCAATCTCTAGCTCCACAAATCCTAATTTAGCTTTTGCCGTATTACTTTCAATAAATCTACTAAACAACATATTTATAGGACGATATAAAATACATAGACCAAAGATGAAAGCAAACGGCCATGTGGAAATAGTTTGTAAAATCTGAATAAACTGTTGCATATTGTCACACAGATGTACTAATTTTGAGCGAAATACTCTACTAATAATTTTTCTAAGTCAATGATTAATTGTTCATTAACTCCCAACAACTTTCTACATGGATACTTAATAGACATATTAATTCGTTGAATACGTTCTCGCAGGCCGTAGTGATGAACACGGGCAATACGCTGCACCTTGCCAGCAAACTGCACGCTGGCAGAATCGGCGCTGGCGGCAGTTTTCAGGTATTTTGTGGTGCGCAGCTTTGCAAACATCTGGCGTTTGATGCGGCCTTTTTTACTGCGTGCTGTTGCCCGTCGCGGCTCATAACTGCTGCCATCTGGATTGCGCTGCATCCTGATATTCTGCTGCTGTGTCCGGCGCAGTTCCTGCGCCAACTGGCGCATCATGCGGCTTCTTGCGGCAGGCTCCAGATTCGCCAGCAAGGCACTCAGCCAGTCGTCCACCTTCTGCAATTCAGCCACGTTTCACCGTCCACATTTCTTCAGGTTCATCGGGTTCCGCTATAGCTTCAACGCTCGACACACTGCCGTCAGTGTTGACCACCACACGCTCTGTCAGCTGCAGGTTAAGGCTGATATCACAGACATCGTTGCGCAGAATATCCACCTCAAAGGTGAATAGCTTTTCCCGTAATGCCGGATTATTGATGGCATCAGGTTGGTTATCACGCAGCCACAGCAAAACCGGGGCCATCAGCAGATTCTGGTCGCCGCTGAAATCCTCTATCACCACGTTCAGGGTGTAACGATACTCCCATGACATGGAGCTGGCCCCGGTGGCAACCAGCGAACCATTATCTACAAACAGATGCAGTTTGTCCGGGTTATTACGGACATAAGGCACTGCTTTATTGAGGGCGTGGCGCAGGGATTGTGGTTTGTTCACTGTTTCGCTCCTGACACGCAATAATCATGTCCACTTTGTCTGCACAGACCGCCCAGGCGGCCTCCGTTTCATCCAGCAATGCGTTCAGATCACCGTTAGTGCGCGGCGCGGCCTGATCCAGCCGACACGGCGTCACTCGCGGACAACCACTGACGGTAAGCTGCACCTCCGGTGAATACCGGACGTTTTCGCAGCCGGATAATGTCAGCAGGCAAAGGAGTATCAGCCCAGCGGCGTAAATCCTCGTTCTCACGTTTCAGTTCCTCAATCCGGTGTTGTCGTTGTCTCAGCAGTGCGCTGGTTTGTTCAGCTTCGGCGTAGAGCCGCGCCTGCTCCCGGTTGTTGGTTTCAGCCAGAATGGACAGACCGATCAGCTGGCTGTTTTTCTTCGTCAGTTCCTGCGCTTTACTTTTCAGCGCCGCGCGCTGCGTTTCGATGGTGTGGCTGGCGCTGTTAAGCCGCCACGACTGCCAGCCCAGCGCAACGAGTGCCAGCGCCACCACTACTGCCAGCGCACGCGTCATAGTCCAGCTCCTTTAAGGCACCAGGCCATCTCCCGCGCACGGCGGTTATCCAGCCCCTGATTAAAAACACCTTTCACATAAACCCAGCGCGGCAACTGTCGGCACGCATCCGCCCAGCGCCGCTGATTGAGCAATTTCACCAGCGTGGAACTGCAGGCATTGCCCGTACCCACGTTGAAGGCAAACGACACCGCAGCGTCATACACCTTCTGCGGCGGCTGTTGCTTCATACACCTTTCCAGCGCCCGCTCCACACGCAGCACGTTGGAGATCAGCCCTTCTGCTGCCTGTCGCTCCGTAATGGTTTTGCCGGGAATGACGCCTGACGTATTACCAATGCCGTCGGTCCAGACACCCGCGCTGCACTGATACGGCTGCAGACGACAGCCTTCGTAATCGGCGATCAGTTTCAGTCCCTCCACGGAGGTGTGAAGCTGCTGAAAACCCGGCAGCGTGGCAGCAATAGCCAGCACAGCCCCGACAAGGCAGCGTTTAACGATTGATGGATTCATAGTCCTCCCGCGAGATCTGCCCGTCGCGCAGAAGCTGGTAGGCTTTGTGTTTGTAGTACCAGTTGATAGCCAGCATCAGCACACCGATCATCAGGCCGCCCAGCGTTGAGGCATCCTTGATGGACAAATCGCCCAGCCAGGCCAGCACAACGGCGATGCAATACGTGATAAAGGCGCTGATTCGCTCAAGCGTCATAATTCAGTCCCATAGCTGGACGGTCTGCACGGTGGTGGTGGTCGGAATGTCCGGCAGCTCCACCTGCAGCCCGTGAGGTAAAAAGGGGCCAAATTCGGCAAGCCCCGGATTTGCCTTCAGTACCTGCTCCGTGACACCCTGCGTGCGCCCGTAATGACGCCAGCAAAGCGCGTCCACCGTGTCATACTGATGCGCACGCACTTTCATCAGATAAGCTCCACCGTACAGTGCGGTGCATCCTGCACCCGGCTGATAGCCCATCGGGCATCACGCCACAGATCGCCGCTGGCCTCCGCCAGCTCCTCCCCTCGCTTCACGCCTGACGCCGTGGCGTCATAGTCCTGATAACGCTCATTGAGCACAGCGCGCGCCCAGCAAAAAACGGCGTTGTGGTAGTGCCGGATACGCTCGCTTTTGCCGTCCAGCATTTCTGCGGGAACCTCAGCAAGTGTCCGCCAGCCCAGCATCTGCTGACGGTTGCGGAAGTCGAACAGCTCAGCGTTAACCTCAGAAATTGCCGTCAGCACGACCTGCTTTAAACGCGGCTGCGTCACCGTGCCGTCAGTGCGCATCACACTGCGAAATTCCGACAGGTCCACATCAGGCCAGAACGGCGTATTTTTGATGACCTCCGCCTGTTCCGGTGCCTGTTCGGGCGCAACAAACTTCATGCGGCTTTCTCCTGAATAAGTGGGCGGTGGACGGAATTTTGATGTGGCAGTGCCTTTCGCCATCCCGTGCCGCCCGTGCGCGGGGCACGTTCGTTAGCGGCTGTCATTGCGCAATCTGCGCTCCAGCTGCTGCTTTTCTTTTTTCACACCGCAGCGGGGATCAAGCTGCAGCGCATGGGTAAGGTGATTCAGGGCAGACGCCGGGTTGCTTTCGCTCAGTACAGCGCCGATGGCTTTATGCAGGCGCGCCCGCGACTGGTCCGGCATATCCAGATCGGTGGTCAGGTCCAGCGTCTGCAGAAGCAGATCGGCATCAAAACCGGCAGCGGCAAGCAGAGCGCTTTGCGCCGCGTCTGCCATTTCTTCTGCCAGCACGGTCTGCACGTTACGGTTGCCCAGCGGCATCACCCAGCCATGGCGCAGCGCATGGCGCCCGATTTCCAGCGCACCGGCATAATCACCGGCGTCGATACGCCACAGCATCACGTACATCAGCACGTCATCCTGCTGCGCACCTCCGGCAGCCAGCACGCCCTCCGCCCAGGCGGAATATTTCGGCAGCAGTTCCACCTTGATTTCCGCCTTTTTCACCGTAGACTGGACGCCCTTGAGGCGGCGGCGGTCTTCTGCCAGCTGCAGCAGCATCAGGTCATAGCCCGACGCATGGCGAACACGGCCGCCCTCACGGGCGGCCTGTTCAGCCTGAATGCGCAGGCGGTGCTGCCGTGCGGGACTCAGGCTCATGCGTTATTCCCCACCTTCCGGTGCGGCAGGCGCGCTGAAATCACCGATTTCGATGTTTTCTACCAGCGCCGCGCAGCGGTAGTCCTCGACCACATACGCCTCGTTGACGGATTCAAAGTTTTCAATCCGGTCACGTTTCGGGTTGTCGATAACAGAACGGCGGCGGGTATCTTCCTGCCAGTAAATAGACAGGTTATCCAGACGGGTGATCAGCAGGGCATTTGCCGGAAAATAAGGCGCACGCACGGCCTGCAGGCCGCCCATACGTTTCTGACTGATGATCATATCGGCAGCCAGTTTTTCACTGTTTTCCTGCTCTTTGTTGACCAGCGGGAAATACTTGTCAGACAGGAGTTCACGACCACAGACAACAACCAGCTCGTCATCATCCTGATACTCCACATCGATCAGCTCGTTGACGGCATCCATCACCACAGCGTCAAGGTTTACATACTTACCACCCGGACCTACTTTTACCGGCTCCGCAGTAGTGGTGCCGTCTTCTGCGGTTTTACTGCCCATAACATGATCCGGCGCGTCTTCGCGGATTTTCTGTAACCAGCCTTTATTGACGTCCTGCAGCAGCGGGTTTTCAGCACGATTTGAGGTTTTGGCGCGCTTCACGCCGTTAAAGCCGATCATGATGCGGTCCAGCGCCTGACGCTTGACGATGGCGTTGCGGATACGCACCTGGAAGTCCTGGAACTTGGCCCACAGGTCCAGTTTTGCGTAGGTCAGCACCGTATCAAAGTTGGTCTGTTCGCATTTGTATTCCACGTCTTCCATCAGCGTCGGATCGGTAGGCTCGCGCTCTTTGGTGGTGGTATCGGTGGTTCCGGCAATGGTGCTGCCAACGCCCAGCCCCAGCAACTGTCCTGACTGTTCAGTGACCGGCGTGATGTTAATCAGCGTCAGGAAAGCGGCGGACTGCTGGATCTGGTCTTCCAGCGTCTGCTGCACGGACGGCTCCACGGTAAACTTGCTGGAGAGTTCTTCAACCTCCACACTGTTCAGGCGCGCCAACTGCTGCAGGTAAGCGTTAAAGGCAAAGCGGGTTTTCTTTTTCATCGAGTTTTATGCTCCATCAGCAATTGGTCAGGGTGCCTGCCGGTGCGTCACCGCCCGGCGCGCGCTGGCGGTAGTCTTTACGGCTGTCTTCGCTGCTAAGCTTCTGCTCTAGCTCGGCAAAGGCGGCCAGCTGTTCCTGCAGGGAGGACTCCAGCTCAGAAAGGCGCTTGTCCTGTTCGGACAGGGATTTATCAGTGCGCTCGCTCAGGTTCTGCTGCTCGGAGGCGACCAGTTCCACGGCTTTATGCACATCGGAGAAACGCGCCTCATCGGTCTGCTCTTTTTTGGTGAACAGCGCGGTGACGCGGGCAAAGAGGGACGGCTTTTCGTCCTGGACCTCTTCCAGTTCGATCAGCGTTTCGACAGCTTCCGAAAACAGGTTTTCAGGGTTCTGCTTACGGTTTGCCAGCGGATTATGTGCGGCGCTGGCGCTGAAAGCCAGCATTTCGGTGCCAAGGCTCGCAGGATCGTCCGTCGCACCCAGCCCCACAAGGTAGGCTTTGCCGGTGTCGGCAAACTTCGTGCTGACCTCCATGGAGGTGAAAAGCTTCTGGCCTTTTTTCACCAGTTCCACCAGGGCGTCAGTGGGTTCGATATCGGCATAAAGTGCCATCCTGCCCGCCAGCGGGCCGTCCTGGATTTCTTCTGCAACCAGCCCCGTCACCCTGCCATAGCGGTTAAAAGTGCTCTCCGGCAGATAAGACTTGATGTGCTCAAGGTTAATCAGCGCGGTATAGACCGTCGGGTTGTAGCTGGCAGCCATCTGTACCAGCCATTCACGCTGGATCTCGCGCCCGTCAGTGGTGGCACCTTCCACCCCGATGCGGAAACGCTTTGCTTTCACTGTCATGAGCCGTGCTCCGTTAGAAATAACTTACTGGAGCCTTATGTTTGCGGTGATAGGGGGAGTGAGACAACGCGCTGTATTTGTACGGTAAACCACACAAACCGCAGCCGGGGAAAGCCGCCATCCAAGGCCGTATGTTTGGGCCATGAACACGACACTGCCCCCCGCAGACCTCGATCCCCGTAGGCAGGCCATGCTGCTGTACTTTCAGGGATACCGCGTAGCCCGCATTGCTGAAATGCTGGGCGAAAAAGTTGCAACCGTTCACAGCTGGAAAAAACGCGACAAGTGGGGCGACTATGGGCCGCTGGATCAGATGCAGCTCACCACCGCCGCACGCTACTGCCAGCTCATTATGAAGGAGCATAAAGAAGGGAAAGATTTCAAAGAAATTGACCTGCTGGCGCGCCAGTCGGAGCGCCACGCGCGGATCGGCAAGTTTAACAATGGTGGCAACGAAGCCGACTTAAACCCTAACGTCGCCAACCGCAACAAAGGCCCACGCCGTCAGCCGGAAAAGAATGTTTTCACTGATGAACAGATCGAAAAGCTGGAAGAAGTCTTCCACGCCTCTATGTTCGACTATCAGCGTCACTGGTTTGAAGCCGGGAAAACAAACCGCATCCGCAACCTGCTCAAGTCGCGCCAGATTGGTGCCACGTTTTATTTTGCCCGTGAAGCATTGATTGACGCCCTGCTGACCGGACGCAACCAGATTTTCCTTTCTGCCAGTAAGGCCCAGGCACACGTCTTTAAGCAGTACATCATCGACTTTGCAAAAGAGGTTGATGTGGAGCTGAAAGGCGATCCGATGGTGCTGCCCAATGGCGCAGCCTTGTACTTTCTCGGCACCAACGCCCGCACGGCGCAGAGTTACCACGGCAACCTGTACCTTGATGAGTATTTCTGGATACCGAAATTCCAGGAGCTGCGCAAGGTTGCCTCCGGGATGGCCATTCACAAGAAATGGCGACAAACCTACTTTTCCACGCCGTCCAGCCTGACGCACAGCGCGTATCCGTTCTGGTCCGGCGCGCTGTTTAACCGGGGCCGAGCCAAAGCGGACAAGGTGGATATTGACCTGACCCACAGCAACCTTGCGCGCGGCCTGCTCTGCCCTGACGGACAGTACCGCCAGATCGTCACCGTGGAAGATGCGGTGCGCGGCGGCTGTAACCTGTTCGACCTCGACCAGCTGCGCATGGAGTACAGCCCGGACGAATACCAGAACCTGCTGATGTGCGAATTTATTGACGATCTGGCTTCAGTATTCCCGCTCAGCGAGCTGCAGGCGTGCATGGTGGACAGCTGGGAAGTCTGGACTGATTTTCAGGCGCTGGCGCTGCGCCCGTTTGGCTGGCGGGAAGTTTGGATCGGTTACGACCCGGCGAAAGGTACGCAGAACGGTGACAGCGCAGGCTGCGTGGTAATGGCACCGCCCACTGTACCGGGCGGGAAGTTCCGTATTCTGGAGCGTCATCAGTGGCGCGGGATGGACTTCCGCGCCCAGGCGGACGCGATCAAAAAGCTGACGCAGCAGTACAACGTGACCTATATCGGCATCGACTCGACCGGCGTCGGGCACGGTGTTTATGAGAACGTAAAAGCGTTCTTTCCTGCCGTGCGGGAGTTTGTCTACAACCCCAACGTCAAAAATGCCCTGGTGCTCAAGGCGTACGACATTATCAGCCACCGTCGTCTGGAGTTTGACGCCGGGCACACCGATATTGCGCAGTCCTTTATGGCAATCCGCCGTGCCACTACCGCCAGCGGCAACCGCCCTACCTACGAAGCGAGCCGCACCGAAGAAGCCAGCCACGCAGATTTGGCCTGGGCAACGATGCACGCTCTGTTTAACGAACCGCTGCAGGGCGAATCCGCCAATACCAGCAATATTGTGGAGATTTTTTGATGAGTGAGCTCGAAGCCTTAACCAGCACAACGCCAACAGAAGATATGGCGCCTAAAAACGCAGACGTAACTGCCGAGGCTTTCAGCTTTGGTGATCCAATCCCGGTGCTGGACCGCCGCGAGCTGCTGGACTATGTGGAATGCGTGCAGATGGACCGCTGGTATGAGCCGCCAGTAAGCTTTGACGGGCTGGCGCGAACCTACCGTGCCGCAGTGCATCACAGCTCTCCCATTGCGGTAAAACGCAACATTCTGACCAGCACCTTTATCCCGCATCCACTTCTTAGCCAGCAGGCGTTCAGCCGGTTTGTGCAGGACTATCTGGTATTCGGTAATGCCTATCTGGAGAAGCGCACCAACCGACTCGGCGGCATTCTGTCGCTGGAGCCATCACTGGCGAAATACACCCGCCGCGGGATCGATTTAGACACCTACTGGTTTGTGCAATACGGCCTAACCACGCAGCCCTACGAGTTCACCAAAGGCAGCATCTTTCACCTGATGGAGCCGGATTTAAACCAAGAGATTTACGGTCTGCCGGAATATCTGTCAGCTATCCCTTCCGCCCTGCTGAATGAGTCCGCAACACTGTTCCGCCGGAAGTACTACATTAACGGTAGCCACGCAGGCTTCATCATGTACATGACTGACGCCGCGCAGAACCAGGAGGACGTGAACAACATCCGCCAGGCCATGAAAAGCGCCAAAGGTCCGGGTAACTTCCGCAACCTGTTTATGTACTCACCCAACGGCAAAAAGGACGGGATTCAGATCATCCCGCTGTCAGAGGTCGCGGCAAAGGATGAGTTTCTGAACATCAAGAACGTGAGCCGCGATGACATGATGGCAGCACACCGCGTGCCGCCGCAGATGATGGGGATTATGCCGAGTAATGTTGGGGGGTTTGGGGATGTGGAGAAAGCCAGCCGCGTCTTTGTTCGCAACGAGTTGATACCTCTGCAGAAGCGCCTTCAGGAATTGAACGACTGGCTTGGAGAAGATGTCATGCGTTTTGAAGATTATAATTTAGGTATTGAATGATATTTAAAAGCCTGTACAAACAGGCTTTTATTCTTTAGTTTAAAATCACCAAGGCATGAGCATTAGAACTCAAAGATCCGGATCTACAGGCTCATGATATAGATTTACAGGATAATGAATAACTTCATAATTCAGTTGAGTAACTGTGTGAACATGCTGGCTATAAAAAACCAATGGATTTTTTTGACAAGGAGTAATTGTTATAGATTTACAGGCATGAATTCTTGGTGCGGATTTATCTAAATGAGCCTTCCAGTTGGTCATCATTTCATTGCATTTCCTATTACGAGTATAGATAATCAATCCACCACTTGCGCTGTTTACGGTCCCTGTACTATATCGCTCAGTGAGTTGAGCATACCCTTTAAATAAATAACTATATGAAGATGTATGTTTTTTGGCTTCGCCATGCCAAATATAATCCTTTAGTTTTATTGTAATGTCACAATGTCCGCGCTGATTATTTTCATGATATGCCTCAATACCCATATCTTTATTTTTGATATTAGCCAATAAAATTAAAGTAAGCTGATCCTCTGTCAAATCGAAGTTCAACTTATTTGAATTCTCTTCTATTTCCTTTACAGCAGAATCAAGTTCAATCCTGACAAATTGTTTGAAATTATCGTACGATTGAAGTGCAAATCTAACACGAGTAATAGAAGCATTAATACGCTGAAGAAAAATATCATTATCAATATCAGCCAAACTCATTGCTGCAGACATTTTTAACATCAGATAATATCCTTTGATTTAGATTCATCTAATGTAAAAAAAGGAAAGACGAATGACTTATAGTCATACATAAGCTCCCCTGTAAATGGGTTTGCTAAAGATTGACTGATTTCCGCCTCAATAACTTCCTCTATTTCAAGTTCTACAGGGTCATGAAAATCATCAATGAACCAATAATTGAGTTTTAAAAAATCAACCTTTGGGCTACAAAGAATTTGGATGGCCGGATAGATAACCTGCTCATACGTTTCTGGCTGTAAAATTTTGTTATACCCACCAGCTATATTAAACAAATCCTTATAACTTAAAGCTATATTAGATGATTTTTTAGCCCTTGCCTCGATTTCATCGTACAAATAGCAAGCTAACGCCCCAATTTCAGGGCGTTCCGCACACATTTCTTTGATGATCTTGGGCATATCACCATCCTTCATTGCTGACTCCAATTATAATATCAGCTTTGTGAGGGTTTCGAAATCATCTTTGGATATACATTTACTTAATATAGCATAGTTAACAGGAGAGCAACTACTCCCTCCCAGATGCCTGCGGAGTGTTCCTGGAATGATAAGCTCTACGTTATCCGCTAATTGCAGTTTTGGATTATTTCTATCAACTCTAATTCCAATACGATACAAACCAATACTGCCTACTGCTTTGATACCTTCCTTATTAAACAAGTCATCACGTAAGTCTTTAGTGGCCACATTTTTCTTTTCTTTATGCGTGGTCCCCTCATTGGTCAAAAATGACAAATCAAAGACTTTATAGCTTAATTTTGAATAAGGCAATGCATTTTGTTTGAAAATTGGCTCAATCAACGGATAAAAATCTTTTTCCGATGATTTAAAATCATAACCGACATGATTATACAATTCACGAATAATGTTACTCTTTGCAAAAGTAACATTATCACCAATAATATTACCATTAGTATCTACCAAAACATGAATTTTATTAGTAATAGAGTCTAATATACAGACATCAAAACACTGCCGCTTTTCTTTTCGTTTTGCAATAATTTCATCAAACTGCTTGTATTGTGCAAGTGCTGACGGGGGAATTTTTTCTCTTACGACTAATTCTCTGACAGATGAAAAAACAAGAATTGACTGGGTATTTTGAATAGAATAGTTAACAAGTTCAGGTTGATTTTTTACAGCATTTTGCAATTGGACATCATCAAGGATCGAATCAACCAATAATGATGGTTGATTCATCAAATTCCATTGGAGACTAAATCTGTCATTTAGTGTTTTAATTACACTATTATCTACAGTCAAACTAAATATTGCTTTTTCACCATAAACGACCTGACCAAAAATTAGGTCATTTACGTTTGCCATAATGCCATCAAACTTTTGCCTATCTTTACTTTTAAGATCAATGAGGCTTTCTAGTATTTTTTCGTTTGTTGCTTCACGCCCCCTACCTGTTGGCAGCCCTAAAGAAGCAATAATTGGCCTTGCAACGTTCCATGTGAAACGTTCAGTTAAGGTCAAGATCGACTTTAACTCAGACTCAGAAAGTACTACTGGGACACTACCTGTCATAACTTGCACCTAGTCATCCAAAAAGCAATAAGAATTTGCTCTTGTCTTAATTTATCCTTCGATACCTATCAAATTACCTCAATATTGAAAAAATTTGCAAGCCATTTGCTTCTAAAAAGCGACCTTACTCAGAGTGTTACAAAACTAAGCGAGCGCGCGCTCGTATCCCCGCCACGCCTGCCCGCTTTATGTAGTGGTTTTCATGCACCTGCATGACATAAGCAAAAGCCCGCCAGTTCTGGCGGGCCTCAGCAAAAACGATCCTCAAACGATCATGCGATTTCATGCGGCATAGACATGCACAACAGCACTAACGCCTCGCATGGCTCGTTGTTCAACCTTGCGGACGGTAAAAACCAGTTTTATCGTCCGCAACGTTTGCTAATGTAACCAGCTGTCGTCCTCCCAGACCTGCTGCATAATCTCCATCACTCGCTTTTTGTCTTCATCCAGTTTTAACCCACTCAGCTCGACGCCGTTGGCGCTGCCCTTGCGGATACGAATTGCTGTTTTTGGGTACAGAGGGCGCAAATTACGGTAAAGCTCGGTTTCAAGGGCGTCCAGTGTGGACTGGCTAATCTTCTGCTCTTTATCGATCATTATTTCAATGCGCATACAGATTCCCTTTAACTGGTTACGTCCATTGACCGGCAGTATTCATGGCTGCGAATTTTTGCCATCAGCTCGTCTGTCAGTTCGGATACCCACTGGATAGCCAGCCGCTTCTCTTCGTCGCTGCACTCACTAGCCGCCACAAGCTTGATAAAAAAATCAATGCGCTGGAGCTTCAACGACTCCAAAAGATAGTCCTGCATCTTCCCTCCTTTCACTGCTACGGAACACAATACTGTATATATAACCACTGATTATAATTACAGTATATTAGGAAGCTAGAAATGTAAAACTCTTTTTATCTGTCAATTAGATAGCCCTGACTCCGATCAATAACAGCATAAATTATTAACCCGCGTCAGCCGTACCACTGCCGCCATCTATCATCTTCCTGCAGCCGCTGGTTACGGTAAAAAATACGTAACCCAGCCCCGGATGGAATACTGCCACCACGCAGAAGCAAATCAATCTCCGATGCATTACCTTCAAACCCTCTGGCAGTCAGTTCTGCCTTAAGCTGCAGGCGCCGCTGCTCCGAAATATTCTGTTTGTATACTGTTTTCCGCTTCGGTTTTACCAGTCTCAACCTGGCGGTAAGCTCCCGCCGTTCCTTCTGGCCCATGTTGTGGAGATATTCCTGCAGCTCCTTCTCATCCATGGTTTTAATATCGGGTAAATCACCTCCTGATTTGTTCAGATTTTCAACAGGGGGACAGTTATTGCCACGAGTCCAAGGGGCGCAAGCGCCCTGGTCGGCTGCCGCCTCCTGAACGTCAACGGCCTTACGAACCTTTTTCCACTTCATCGCGTGCGTGCAAATCTTGCCCTCTGCAATCGGGGACCAGATGCCATAGATACGGATACCGTGATCGCCGTAGGCGCTCGGTTCGTCGTTAAGCTCATAAGCTGTGCGGACAAGGTGATGTTTGCGGGGAACCAGTACACCGCCCTGTTTCATGATGTAGGTGGCAAAGCAACCTGCATCCGCAGCTGCCAGTACCGCATCCAGACGCGGATTATCCAGTACCGGCGCACCCGCTTTGCGTTCGCCTTGTACTCTCGCCGCCTGACCTGCCAGCAAGCGCAGCTCGCGGTATGCCTGACGCCCCGGAATACCAAAGAAACGAAATTGCTGGACACGGTGCAGCGACGCCCAGGCGCTGACATGCTCGGCGCTGTCACGCAGTGGTCTGCCGGTTTCTTTGCTGATTTCTTTAGCCAGCCCTCGCCCGTCGATGTTCTTACTGATGTATTTGGCGATGTAGCTTGTCGGCGTGCCCTTGCGCGGGTTGATTAGCTCGGACTTGAAGCGCGGCCCGGTATTGGTGCCCAGCTCCTCGCGGTCTTCACGGATGGCAAACTTACGCAGCAGCGCGGTGATGGAACGACGGTCTTTTTTGCGCATAAAGCACAGAAGATGCCAGTGCACGGTGCCGTCATGGTGCGGCTCTGCAACGCGGACGCCGTACCAGCGCAGCCCGGTCTTGTGCATGGCCTTGCGGAAAGCGGCGAATGTATCAACCAGATAGTCACTGCTCTGCCGGACCGTGGCACTGGTCCACTTCGGATTAGGCCTGCCGTTGTTGAGAGTTGCGTGGAAGCGTGACGGGCAGGTGATGGTATAAAACACCGCGCAGTCTCCACGCATTTCCGCGATCAGCTCCAGCCCCTTAACACAGGCCATCATTTCATTACGGCGGTGCGCCGGGTTGCTGTTGCTGGCGTTCACCACGTCTTCCATGTCCAGCGTGTCGCCGTCTTCGTTGATCAGCTCATGCGAGCGGAAGAACTCCAGCGATTTGCGGCGCTGCTCGCGTTTGTGGATCACGGCTTCGTAGCTGACATACGGTGAGGCTTTCTTGTTGACCAGGCAGACGGCGCGCAACTGCTCCTCCCGCCACTCGCAGCGCATCTGCCACAATTTGCGACACCACCAGTCCGCGCACAGCATACGGGCCAGCGACGGTGGGATCAGTTCATAAGGCACCGGCTTACGGCGGCGCTTTTTACGGCGCAACTGCTCAAAGGCTGGCGGAATGACCTCAAGGCGCATGGCTTCTGCAGCAACCCTTTCCCATGCCTGGCGGATTTCTTCTGGTTTAACATCGTCACTGACAAACAGATCACCGCAGGCCGCATCAAGACACATGCTCATATGTGCCGCAACCAGCGTGGATAGGCGTTTGACCTGATCCTGATTCATTTCAGGGAGTACCAGCAGCCCCTCCAGCCCGTCGTGGCTCGCCATGAACCGGAAAGACGCAGACACCTGGCTGTCACGCACGCGCTCCAGCCGCTCAAGACACGGCCTGATTGTTTCGCGCAGGTAGCGGGAATAAGCTTTTGCTCTGCCCAGGCTATGGAAATATTTAATCCGTTCAAGTAGCGGCTTGCTGATATGCGCCGGTTGGGCGCCCACGTCGGCAATAATGACCAGATCGGGATTAAAACGCTGCTGCTCACGCGCCGTTTTGGCATGGCTAATCAGCCGATCCTGCTCTATTTCACGCTGGACAGGATCACGGGATTCATTGAAGAAATAGCGTTCCCAGACCTCATCGCTCAGCGTCTCACGGCGCAACTGCTCCTGCTCGTTATCCGCAGCGTAAAGAGCGATCAGGTTTGAAAGCGCAGACTCCGGCGCAACTTCCGCCGGGTCCAGATACGGGTTAACCGCTTTTTTTGGGGTATTCCATGGAAAGACCACGGCGGCCTCATTCGAACCGCCGGTGGTTGGTGCATTATGTAATGTGCATTTACTCACTGCCACGCCCGCACCTCAGTTTCCACCGAGATATCAGGACCAGACGCCAAATCAACACCAAACCAGCATGCTGATTTTGTGGCGATGATTTCTACTGCAGTTTTACTATCACCGGCAGCCACGCCCATGCTGCGCTTAGCGGTTATACGATGGCGAGTAAAATCACGATAAAGCGAACGGGTCAGAGACGTATCGCTGTTGGACACGATAACCGGATGACCTTCTGATGACCGGCGTTCAAGAATAGACGCCAGATGGAACTGATCATTCTCTGTAAAACCAGCTGTGTGATATCCGTTAAACGTGCCGTCATATGGTGGATCGCAATAGACAACATCACCCGTTTGCAGCAGTGCCAGTGTCTCGTCATAGCTGGCGCAGATAAACGTTGCGCGTTTTGCTTTTTCTGCAAATGCACGTATTTCGTTTTCAGGGAAGTACGGCTTTTTATAATTACCGTAAGGAACATTAAAATAACCGTCCAAGTTATAGCGACACAGTCCGCGATAACCATGGCGATTTAAATATAAGAAATACAATGCCCGTTCAATTGCGCCACCATGGCGCAAGTTAAACTCCTGTCTCGTCTTATAATATGCCTCTGGATCATTACGGGCTTCAAAAAGATATCTGCCCTCTTTGATGAAGTATTCAACATCATTCTTAATCACCTGATAGAGATTAATCAGGTCTGGATTAATATCCGCGACAAGATAATGAGGATAGTCTGTCTCTATCATCACAGCGCATGACCCCGCGAAAGGTTCAACCAGTCGCGGGCCTGCTGGGAGGTGTTTTTTCAGTTCTGCCATGATGGCGGTTTTATTACCCGCCCATTTCAGGATGGTGCTCATACAGCACCTCCGTTGTAGTGTTTGCCTTTCAGCTCTGCGATTTCCTGACAGGTGATGCAGCACTGCACGCCCGGAATGGCGCGGCGGCGTGCTGGCGGGATCGGTGCATCGCAATCAATGCAGAGAACACGGGAAACGCCCGGCGTTTTATTGCGGGCGGTATGGATGTGGCGCTGGCGTTCTTCTTCAACGCGCTGCTGTACGAGGTCCATTGAATCAGCCATCAGTGGATCTCCTGCGCTTCGTTCTGAATCTTCACCGCTTCTTGACGCAGCAGCTCAGCCGCTTCCGTGTGGTTAAGCTGACGTGACACGATATGGGCAGCCAAAGAGTCCAGACGTGCTGCCATCAAATCAGCGCGTCCACGGCGTTCTTCCATGCGCGCATCAGTCAGCAGCTGATTAAGGCCAGCATCATCTGGTCCGGTTTTAGTGATACGGGTTTCAATATTTCGCATTGTTGTTTCTCCTGAATTTGGGCAATAAGAAGCCCGGCGGGTTTACGCCATTAATTTCTGTTGTGGGTTAATTCGGCATGGTTAGCCGTTTTGGAAATAAGCTCACCACTGCACGAAAATGATTCATTGCTTTAATCAGTTCCCGCTTTTCGTCAGTAGTCAGATCACTAATATTGACGCTATGACGTTCTGCTGGAATCTTTGCCATATAGAATATGGCTGCCAGTGCCCTCTCATTTTGTTTATTGTTAACATCCCTTTGGTCGCGCATATCTTCAATGAACCTTTCAAGCTCCGACTCAATATTCAGGCCGAACACTTTTGCGCGTAATTCAGCAATATGATTCAACCCATCCAGGCGTTTGCCGGGGCTTAGTGGAACTGTCGCCACCGGGCCATCAATAGCCATTCTCCCTCCTATCTCGTCGTACATATACCTATTTGAAGTTGTGCCGGGAATTTTTTCACACGCCCGGCGCGTGCCTTAGTGGTAGACTATTTGCGCCAACAATCACCTACCCCTCGAAGGAGAAACCTGATGTCAGACTCTGACAACTTCCATGTATTGCCTCGTCCTGCCCCTGCACCTAAGCCAGAACCGGGGCAAGATAAAAAATAGGAATCCGGCATGACTAAACAAAGCTCCGAATATTTCCAGTTGCATTACTGCTATTACCTTGAGCTTATGACAGCGACACTTCACGGTAGGGCTGACAAATTGATGACTGCTATTCAGATTATTAGCGGTACTGCTGTCATAGCCGATACCGGGCTGGAATGGGTATTCGCTTTGCCCGTTGTTGTAATCGCAACAATTCAACTTGTGTGGCAACCCGCAATTATTTCCGAGCGTGCTAGCGTACAAAGCCGTCAGTACGGTGAATTGCTTTATGCTGGGGATGAATTGACCCCGGAACTGATTGCACAAAAATTGAAAACACTGCATCACTCTGATTCCGCACCTTTCGGTTCTTTGTTAAATCCAGCCTACAAAAGAGCAGCTATTGCATGTGGTCGGTCTGACGACACTAAGCTCAGCTTCCAGGAAAAGCTTTTCGCCTGGTTTGCAGGATGCCTGCCACGTTAAAACTTAGACGTTGTAGCAATCTCTTTTTACCTATTCCCCGGACAGCCTGCTGCCGGGGAGACAGTTCAATACATGGATGCCACTTTTTTCCGCAAGGTAAATAAATCCAGCCGTGACCGTAGTGCATTGCTGGGCTTTGCTTAACGAGAAGTGATGCAAAAGATGGTTCTCTAGTCAGCATAGCCACCTCAGATCAGACCGAATGAAGCGCCGAGGCCCGTCACGGTATCCACCGCGCTTGCCATCGCCGGGTTAGCCTGCAAACGTGCCTGTATGGAAACGGCAGCCAGTGCCATTAAGCGAGTAACAGAGTTGATGCTACTGATAACATCGCGACGGCCTGCAGTAGTTTTCACATCACCCGATACAGCACCGGCAGCAATACGTCCGATTTCAGCAGTAGCGCTCATGACATAATGTGGCAGCTTCTCTTTTGCCACTTCGTTCATCGGTACGCATGGCAGGCAGTGAATCTGAGCCAAAAAACCGTCAACGAGCGTAGAGTCCTCAGTAAGATCGGTAAGCAGCCAGATCTCCGACGGCGTGAGCTGATGCGGTTGTTCCGGGTTCAGCTTGTTACGCAGCGTCTGGACTTTCATTCCCGCGCGTTCTGCCAGCTTCGCCATGTTGTGACGCAGCGCGAAAACCCGGCAGGCTTCGTCAAAGTGTGGATGTTTGGAAATCTTATAATCAAACATGCAAGCCCCTTAGAAAGTTCTCATAATCGAACTTACTAACCAACGATGACGCGGAAGTTGGAATGACCAAGAGACTCACGAACCTGGTCGGTTTTGTACATCAGGTACCGCAGGCTTACACGTCCTTTATTTTTTTCTTTCTTCACCATGTACTTAGCAAGCTGACCATGGTGAATTTTTTGATACACAGAGCCACGGGAGATACCTTCCCACTCCGCGAACTCAGCAGGCGTTGCCATCTCTTTTGGTACACGAATTGAAATATCAGTACTCATAGTGCAGTATCTCTTAGTTTGGGTTCGTTTTATCTTGTTTTATGTGGTTTGGTTTTGCTTTTCAAACCATGAATGGATATTAAGATCACTTTTTATATACGTCAAGAGGTTTGATTATGAGTTTAATCAAGGCGGGGAATGATAGTGGTGGGCGCGATGCGATTAACAGGCTTATTAAGGCTTACAATTTCAGCTCACGACAGCAGCTCTGCGAACATCTGGAAGTATCAAAAAGCACTATGGCTAACAGATACTTAAGGGATAGTTTCCCTGCTGAATGGGTAATTCAATGCGCTCTTGAAACAGGAATTTCCCTTCTATGGCTGGCTACGGGACAAGGAGATATGTATGCGTGTGAGAACGAAGAAAGAAATCTCAAAAACGAAACCTCCGTCACGGTAAGACCACTTTCTAAAATTGTTGCTCCTAGCATCAAACATGTTGAACTGAAGAACGGTGAACTGCAGCCAAGTGATGAAATTCTTCTTGATAGCAGACTGCTCGATTGTGACTCATCCAACTCTTTATTTGTAAAAACAGCTACTGATAGCTTTGTTGTGGATACGTCTGTTAAACAAGTCAGTAATGGCTTCTGGTTAGTCGATATGGACGGAGTTAAAAGCATCGTCAAAATCGCTCGCGTTCCAGGCAACAAAATTGTAGTTCACCAAGATGAAACATCATTTGAATGCTCGGTCGACGACATTGAAGCTATCGGGCGTGCAGTCAAAGTAATCAAGAGCCTCTAACTTATGAGCATCAGAAAACAGCCTAACGGAAAATGGTTGTGTGAATGCTACCCGAACGGACGGGATGGCAAACGTGTACGCAAGCAATTTGCGACTAAAGGCGAGGCCATAGCATTCGAAAACCACACCATGGATGAGGTGAACAAAAAACCGTGGCTGGGGGAGAAGGAAGATCGGCGGCATTTGTCAGAAGTGATTGATCAGTGGCATTCACTTTATGGGCAGACGCTGGCAGACCCCAAACGCCTGATGGCAAAACTCAGCATTATTTGTAATGGCTTGGGCGATCCCATTGCCTCACAGTTAACCGCAGGCGATTTTACGAAATACAGGGAAGCACGGTTAAAAGGTGAAGTAAAAAATGAAGATGGCGTGCTTATGTCGCCAGTTAAGCCCCGTACGGTAAACCTTGAACAACGTAACCTATCATCTGTTTTTGGCACACTGAAAAAGCTGGGCCACTGGTCAGCACCCAACCCGCTCGCTGGGCTACCAACATTCAAAATCGCAGAGGGCGAACTGGCGTTCCTGGCACCGGAAGAAATTAAACGTCTACTGGATGCCTGTGCTGATTCTCAGAGTCCCAGTTTGCTGATGATTGCAAAAGTATGCCTGGCAACTGGCGCCCGATGGAGTGAAGCTGAAAACCTGCAGGGCCATCAGCTATCAAAATACCGCATCACTTATACCAAGACGAAGGGCAAGAAAAACCGTACCGTGCCAATATCTCAGGATCTGTATGACGAACTCCCCAAAAACAGAGGGAAGCTATTCACGCCATGCAGAAAAGCTTTTGAGCGTGCAGTAAAAAGAGCTGGTATTGAGCTACCAGAAGGCCAATGTACCCACGTGCTGCGCCATACCTTCGCCAGCCACTTTATGATGAACGGCGGAAACATACTGGTACTGCGCGATATTCTGGGCCACGCAGATATAAAAATGACGATGGTTTACGCTCACTTTGCCCCTGACCACCTCGAAGACGCAGTGACAAAAAACCCGCTTCACAACCTCAATTGGAAACGCTAATTTATGGCGGCATTTTGGCGGCAGGGCATTAAAAATGCGTAAAACGGACGAACACTGAATAATACTAACTCGCTGTTTTTAAACGCAATACACTGTTTTTACTATACTAAAAATGGTATGTAGGAATTTCGGACGCGGGTTCAACTCCCGCCAGCCTTTTTAGTTGTTTGAAGTACAATGAAGTCTACTAAGCCCGCACAGCACAAGCCCTGCGGGCTTTTTTACATCTATTGCCGCCTGGTGAGGATTGCTGAGAGCCTCACGGGCATTGACGTCAAATGACGCAATGGGTGACAGGGCAAAACGCCAAAAGTCTCACCAATAACTCCCGAAAGAATTGGAATACGAGAGTCAAAGAAAATAGAACACTCACTGAGAGTCCTGCCTGGCTGGGGCAAAGCTCGCAGTCAGACTGTCGAGCATAAAGATAAGCAGTTGCCCGTGAGACGCCAGGATGTTGGGCTACGGTATCCATAGATTTACGAAGATTCAGCAGACCTTCTTTGCGAAGCTTAATGATCAATTCTTTTCTGTCAGCTGCTTTAAGCGTCCTGGCCGTAGTGGCACGAGCAGCGGCGAAACTATCTATGCGCTGTCGAATGGTCTCTGTTCCTCCAGGATCAATATTTTCTCACGGAATTTTTTATTACCGTATGCGTTATTCAGCGTAGTCCGAAGACGTGATCCTGCTCACCCAGTCAAACATAACTTGCATATGATTGCCATTGGGTTTCCTCACACCAACCTGACACGCATTTACGCCTGTCGTTTTGCCAGTCAAAACCTGTCCATACTTCATATAGATTTTGATACCGACTCCCTGTTTATAGCACTTATTGCAAATCGAGAAATAATCTCTTCTTGATGGAGTATCTTGCTGAAGATTAAATTCGTCAGCCGGCACCAGCGAAAGATTAAAAGCGTCATTACCTGATAATTCTTCAAGAATTGCCAGAGACTCTAATTTAACTTCAATGCGCTTATTTCCTTTAGGTTTATCCGAAGCCAGAATCAAATTTTCCCTCGGATTAAACTTCGCAATGTAGCCTGTGATTATCCGGGCATTATTACTCACCAATCGAACAGGGATATCATTAAAACGTAGAAATTGAACTCGACGAGCAAGCATAGAATAATCCCGCGGCCATATTTCAGCCTCTCGCCCGTAGGAAATATCATTTACAGCCATACATTCCATAAAGATATATTCATCTATGCTGAATGAAAAAGCCCCGAATTCACGGGGCTGAATAAAACGAAATAAATTAACGTAACAGAGACAGCACGTTCTGCGGGACCTGGTTAGCCTGTGCCAGAACGGAAGTACCGGCCTGCTGCAGGATCTGCGCGCGAGACATGTTGGAAACTTCGGTCGCATAGTCGGAATCTTCGATACGGCTACGCGCTTCAGACAGGTTGTTTACGGTATTGCCCAGGTTGGTGATAGCGGAGTTGAAACGGTTTTGTACCGCACCCAGATCAGAGCGCAGCGCATCCACCTGCGCCAGCGCGGCATCAATTTTCTGCAGCGGGTTTTCGGTGGTTTTAGCGGCTGCTTCAGCCAGCTCTGGTTGTGCTTTGAAATCATGACCAGCGGCTTTGCTGGCATTGTAGGTTTTACCGTCGATAGTAACGACTTCGGTTTTACCATCTACGCCACCCAGTTGGTTAGCCGCTGTTTTGGTAGTGCCGTCAGCAGCAGTATAACTTGTGGTTTTAGCTTTAATTGCTCCTGTCGCTTCATCGTAATCTGCGGCGTAATACTTATCGCCAGCTTTAAGCGCATAACCGCCTTCAATTGTCTTACCATTTTTATCGGTATAAGACATTTTGACCAATGTCGCGGCACTTGCATCCGCAGATGAAACGCCCCCATCTTGTAAGGCTTTTTTCGTGGCAGCATCTGCTGCTACAGGAGCATTAACCTGTACCTTAGTAACAGCGGTATCACCTGTAACAGTAGATTTAGTTGGGGTAGCACCGAATGATACAGCCCCTGTAGCACTATCAACGGTAACTTCATATTTGCCATTTTTGGCAGTATCCCCCGCATCGGTATAACCACCTACAGTGGCATAATATTTACCATCCTTAAAGGATACGGTGGCAGTCAATGTATCGCCAGTTACTGTCGGGTTGCCTAATGCAGCTTTAATCTCAGTTGCAGTTGGTGCCGTAAGCGCCTGAGTACCATCACTATAGGTAGAACTGATAACGTCTGTCGCAGAAACATCATACGCTTTCTGCACGTTCAGTGAATCCAGGCCCAGGGTCTGAGAGTTGATCTGCTTCAGATCGATATCGATAGTTTCACCGTCGTTGGCACCAACCTGGATGGTCAGGGTGTTGTCCTGCGCCAGGACTTTCACGCCGTTGAACTGAGTCTGGCCGGATACACGGTCGATTTCGTTCAGGCGCTGGGTGATTTCAGCCTGGATGGAGTCGAGGTCAGACTGGGAGTTGGTGCTGTTAGCAGACTGAACCGCCAGTTCACGCACACGCTGCAGGTTGTTGTTGATTTCGTTCAGCGCGCCTTCAGTGGTCTGCGCAATGGAGATACCGTCGTTAGCGTTACGGGAAGCCTGAGTCAGACCTTTGATGTTCGCGGTGAAACGGTTAGCAATCGCCTGACCTGCCGCATCGTCTTTCGCGCTGTTGATACGCAGACCAGAAGACAGACGCTCGATAGCGGTGCCCAGTGCGGACTGGGATTTGTTCAGGTTATTCTGGGTCAGCAGCGACAGACTGTTAGTGTTGATTACTTGTGCCATAAAATTTTCCTTTTGGAAGGTTTTTGATAAAACAATCTCCCATGAGAAAAGCGACTAAAATTCTTCTTTATCTGATGTAAAGGAGAAAATCATGGCTACTATTGGGTATATTCGGGTGTCAACAATTGACCAAAATATCGATTTACAGCGTAATGCGCTTACTAGTGCAAATTGTGACCGCATTTTTGAGGACCGTATCAGTGGCAAGATTGCAAACCGCCCCGGCCTGAAACGAGCGCTAAAGTATGTAAATAAAGGCGATACTCTTGTCGTCTGGAAATTAGACAGACTGGGCCGCAGCGTGAAAAACCTGGTGGCGTTAATATCAGAATTACATGAACGTGGAGCTCACTTCCATTCTTTAACCGATAGTATTGATACCAGTAGCGCGATGGGGCGATTCTTTTTTCATGTAATGTCAGCACTGGCCGAGATGGAGCGAGAATTAATTGTCGAGCGAACCCTTGCCGGACTGGCTGCCGCCAGAGCGCAAGGACGACTGGGAGGGCGCCCTCGGGCGATCAATAGACATGAACAGGAACAGATTAGCCGGCTATTAGAGAAAGGCCATCCTCGGCAGCAATTAGCTATTATTTTTGGTATTGGCGTATCCACCTTATACAGATACTTTCCGGCAAATCGTATAAAAAAACGAATGAATTAA